GGGTGATAGTCATTGCTGTCACAATTTGGCGCATATGCTGGGCTGTGTCAACCAGGCGTCTCGATAATTCCCCGGTATCACGCTATTTATATGTGAAAGGAACACACTATGTATCAAGCACCACAGTATGAAATGAAACTGAGTGACGCTGTGAGACCTGTTCACAAGGCGAACAAGGTTGAGCGTCCAAAACAGATAAAGTCGCTGGCTCAACTGCCGCGCTACGATGACTTGCCCGATGAGGTCAGGTATGCGATGCGGTTGCGGGACTATGCGTTCATGGAATCGGTGATGGCGTAATCATTGGCTCTGCCCCGGTTGAATGTTACGGTCGTATCGCTTCGGCGTCTGAGCGTAGCATTAACCTGTGATGCGGTCGGCTACTGAAACAGGCCGCATCACCGAAAGGACAGAGTAAAATGAGCGAGAACAATGGAAATCAAATGGCGCTGTTCGCATACAGCGGTGAAACCGACACGTTGGCTGCTGGCATCAGCCGCTTTCAGACTGTTGAAAAACGGGCTGGCGGGCTGGTGGACGGCGAGTTGTTGGGCGTGGCAATGACCATTGGCAAGCGGCGCGACCTGGCCAAATCCCTCAAGCTGGAGGGTAAAACCAATGTCGCCAAGCTGGACAAGGCCATTCTGGAAATGACCGACGACGCGTTGAAAGGCATCAAGGCCGAACTCGCGGCGCTGGACAGCCAGGACTATACCGCGCACAACACGCCTATCAGCGTGCGCCGCATGAAAGACGGTCGCGTCGTCCGCACTTACAAGGTTGTCAGTGTCGAACGTGATGACCGGGTGGACACCGCTGAACTGGCAAAGGCGCTGGGCGTGGATGAGAGCGTCATCATCAAGATGCGCGAAGCCAAGCTCAAGGCCGATGCGGAAGAAGCCAAAAACACGGTTGAAGTGGCCTCTGAAGTCAGCGATGCCACGCCGGAAGTCGCTGTCAAAACCGGCGACCTGACCGTCGAACAGGAACGGGCGTTGGCCGAAGCCATTCTTGCCCAAGAGCAAGCGTGGACTGACGCCCAACTGAGCGACGATGAAAAACAGCTCGAACGGGACGTGATGCGTGAGGAAGCGGTTGCCGCAGCCAAAGCGCCGGTCGCCGAACCCGCGATTGCCTGATAGCAGGCCAGCAGAACATCGCAGCCTTGGAAACAGGGCTGCGGATTCTGCCGTTTAATGGCAGCAAAAGAAAGGACAAAATGATTGAATATGGACTAATGGACATGTCCGACGCCACTTGGCTTGGCGATTCCGACGGCCCATGGAAAAGCGAGGACAGACAGAAGGCGCGCATAGCTGCCGCCGTCGCATCCGAACAGCTACGGAAGCGTATAATCTCACGGCCAATAGAGCCAGAACCATTCCACCTCAAAGACGAGATTCCAACATTTATGACGCCACTTGAAGCCATCCGAAAGCTTGAAGGCTTCAGTGATAATTCCTAATCCGGCGGTAGAGCACAAGCCAAGGGACAGCCAACCTTGGCTTTGTTCTGCTGCATGAAGCGGCAGGGAAAGGACAAACATTATGCGAGACGAAACCAAACAAAAACTATCCGGCATCCAAGAGCGGGTGCGCGAATCATCCAAGGAGCGCGTCGGGATTGAGGAAATGACCAGCGCCGACAAACTCGGCAAGCTGGGCGAATGGCTGGAGGAGTTCAAGGGCAAGGCGGAGGAGGAATTCAAGCGCGAATTCCAGGACTTGAACCACGCCGAACTGGTGGAAATCACATCAGCCATGCACGCAGGCATGGTTGTTCAAGCGGCGGCAATGGCCTACAAACTGGTATCCGACGCCAACCCACTGACATAATCTCACCGCAATAAACCAACAACTGAAAGGACTAATATGGGACAAGCAAAAGGTGGAAAGAAGCTGCGTCGCTCATCGAAGCACGCCAGCAAATATCAGGTGCAATTCCTGAGAACTCAAGACAACAAGCACAACGCAGCCGCGCGGGTTGCTCGCCGGCTCAAGGAGATGCCCAAGCAGATTGGCCGGGCCAAACCCAGCCATGAGACTCGAATCATCCGGCGGAATGTCCGGGAGCATCAGGAGCAGATGAAGCTCCATCGCAACCACAAGGAGAACGTCCAAACCCTTCACATCAGGCAACTGGCATGAGCAAACTTCTGACTCACTACCCGGCAATGAAGCTCGGCGACATTCTTACCAAGGAGCAGATAGCCGAGACGCTGAGAATCATGCAGTTGCCGGTCAATGAGGGGGAACAAACCAAACAGCTCAAGGAATATTACGGCACATTCCGCGAGCAACTTGAGCACAAGGGAATCCTGCCGGACTTCCTTGCCTATGCAGTGCCGTTCTGGATAAGGAGCAACCTTTAATCCTTCCCCGAAGTCACCGTCCGGTTCATCATCGGGCGGTGAGTTCGTGGGCAGTGGTTCACGATGTTGAGAGCGGCAGCAAATGGCCAATCGGCCCCGCTCACTTGCAAGAAAACACAACAAACAAAAAACTATGACAACCATAGTGCAAACGGCAGTTCAACTGACCAATAAATCAAACCAGGAGGCGGTCGAGCGCGAGGGCGTTCGTCTCATCAACCTCATCACCGGCGAGCAGGCGAGCATTCGCGGCTTCAACGACCGCATCAAGGGTTTCCAGGCGGAAATCCTGAAGATTGCCAACGCCTCCATTACGCTCAGCGCGGTTATGGGCGGCACCGAGCTGCCCAATGACGGCAATCCGAACACGGATACCATCATCAAGGCCATTGAGAGGGCGAACAAGGCTGAGCAGGACAGGGTCAGCATCCTCTCGGTCAACCTGGTTGCGGACATCACCCGCGAGCAGAAGAACATTGACGCGGCCTGTGAGCGCATCGGCAAGCACCGCGAGGCGCTGCTGGCTCTCTCGGCCAGCGCCATCAAGGTCAGCGACGTGGTGGGAGGCTAAGTCGAGCTGTCCCAATAACATCATCAACCAAACAAAAGAAAAACACATGAAAGAGATTATTGTAGTCTGCGGCACCGACCGCGCTTCACGCCAGTTCCCCACTGATGCCACCGTGGGCGACGTGGTCAACGACCATAATATCCGTGCCATTCTGGGCTACGGCGACAACGTGCGCGCGCTGGTAGGCGGCGTGGAGATTGACTTCTCCACCGACGCTCCGGCGGGTGCGACCATCCGGGTCGAGACCAAGGCGAACACGAAGAACAACTAATCGGCAGCGTTGAACAGCACAAGCGGGAGGCTCTTAACCGGGCCTCCCGCCTTTTTGTGCGTCAACATTCAACTTTGAAAGGACAAACATTATGCTATTGGAAAATGGAAGCCTTACCGAACTACTGCTGTCAGAAGACGGCAGGCTGTTCCGAAGAACATGGAATCAAACCGAAATCGCCATCAATGAGGACGCGGTGTTCTCGGCCCTCAAAGACAACCAGAAAATCTGGATGCGCGACGCGCTGTTCATCCAAAAGCAGCCGGTGAGCCTGTGCATCGTCAGCGACAAGAATGGAACGCTTCATGTGGATGGAACCATCCCCATGCCCATCATCCGGCTCAACACCACGTTCCGCCTGTCGGACAAGGTGATGACGCCGACATTTGAACCGCCAGCCGACAGCGACCATCCCAAAATCAGCATTGACTGGGATGTGAGCGCGGCCTGCATGGGCAAGGTAAAAATGTGGCTTATGGTCAAGACCCATCGTGGCGCGGGCGACTCCGTGTACACCGTGGCCAAATGCTATCTGGTGGCAACGAGCGGCTCCAACCGGATGTACCGGATTCCGCTGGCCAACGTCTATGACGGCACCGGCGAAGTCTGCATGGGCAACGAATGGCGCGACCGGGAGCATCCCACACTGCCGCAGGCGCTGGAGGCGGCATGGAAGCAATTCATGGACAGCCCTTACAACTCCGACCTGATAAAGTCTGAGGGCAAGTTTGCATCCTTCTTCCGGTTCAAGCCGGAGAATGAAGGGTTCAAAACGCTTCCTTGCGAGGGGCAATGGAACAATCTGTGCGAGAGGATTTCCAATCCGGTTCTGGAAACTCTTTCACTTCCGCCAGCTTCAGGAGGTGACGAATGAGCGCGCTAAAGGCAATAGTGGAAACGGCCACGACCGCCCCGGAAGCTCCACACAGAAATAGCCACGAAGACCCAGCCAAGCTGATGAAGGAACTTGATGCCAAGCTGAGATGGTTCCAGAGTCTTCCCGAAGCCTCGCGGCTTGACGGGATGAGCAGGGCTAAAATGGCATTGATGCTTAATTGCAGCATTCAGTTCCGGGCGGCGATGAACAGCAATGACATAAGCAGGTTCGATGAAATCGTCCAGCGGGGGCTTGAGAGGATGGCGGTTCTGGAAGCTGTTCCACCAATTACGCCGGTAAAAAGGGCGCTGGTAATCACCGCGCAGGGGGGATTTGGAATTATATGAACTACATCGAAGGAGCGGGCGGCGGCGGCTCATGGCTTTGCCCGACTATCTGTATGCTGACCGGGCCGGATAACGTCACGGTCATTGACGGCGACACGCTGGAGGAGAAGAACCTGAACCGCCAGCTTTACACACAGGACGACATAGGCAAGAACAAGGCTGACGCGCTGGCGGCCCGCTACGGCTGCCAGAGCCGACCGGAGTTCTACTATCTTGGCCTGATTGAACTCGACCCGCGCGACTGGCTGCTGGTCTGCGTGGACAACATGCCCGCGCGAAAGTCAGCGCTGGAGTCGTGCGACCATTACGGGTGCAAGGCGATATTCGCGGCCAACGAGACCAACTCGGCGGAGGCGTATCTCTACCTGCCGGAATGGAAGGACTCTCCGCTCGACCCGCGCGTGTATTACCCGGAAATAAACAAGGACGCCACGGGCGACCCGCGCGCAAGGGCGATGGGCTGCACGGGCGAGGCTCAGGTGGCGACCAGGCAGCTTGTGTCGAGCAACTTCATGTCAGCGGCACTGGCTCAGCATCTGTTCGTCGCTTGGGCGATTGAGGCCCGCAAGATGGACGCAGAGGCCCGCAAGTTCCTGCCGCACAAGCTGGCAGCCAACCTGTCTAAAATCGAAAGTTATTCATCAAACCAAACCATGAAAGGACAAATCAAATGATACCACCAGCAATAAGAGAAATGACGCATGACGATATGCAAGCAGCATGGGACAATGGCGGCGACGAATCTCAAATGCGCCAGATAATCAGACGCCCCGACGGAACCTACCGCAGTGGGGATGCGGCGCACACCACATACACCCGCAACCGGAACGAAGCATTTGTGTTTCTAGGACACGGTGCGACCCCGTCGGCTGGAGAGGGAGATTCCATATTTGAAATCCTTCCCGATGAAGATGCAGCCGCCCCAGCTCCGGCACGGCGAGTTCCGGCGGCAATAAGAACAATCAGCACGGAGGAAGCTGAACGAATCTATAATAACAACACGCATGACCCAAGAATCCAGGGGAGGTGCATCATCTCAACGCCGAGGGGGTATGTTGCGCGCGGGGAAGGTATGCGCCGCTGCCCCAACCGGGATGAAGCTTTAATCTTCGAGACTTACGGCATGGCGAATGGAGGTGCCACTCCCGGCAACACTGTTGAATTCCTTGAAGGCGTGGCTCCAGAGCCAGCAGGTCGCCGGGTTCCTGATGCCATCGCGGAATTCAACCGGGCGGAAATGCAGCGAATGTATGACCATCGGCAACGGGATGGAAGACATAGACACCCCCTGATTATCAGGTTGGCAGACGGGAAATGGATGGGGGGTAGAGGCGAAACCCAAGACCGGGAAAAGGCGCACATCTATGGAAATTACGGCGGTACGATGGCCTGCGAAGATGAAGGTGAAATCGCGGAGATTCTGCCAATTCCGGGTGAGGTTGGGATTCCCGAATGGGCCAACAAAGTTGTGCGAACCAATCCCGATGGCACGCCCATCAAGCGCAAGCTGGTTCCGGTCTATTTCGGTTTTGAGTTCATCAAGCTGATGGAAACGGCACCGAAGAATGAGTTTGTGCGGGGCTGGATACTCAAACAGACCAAGCAGATGCCGCCGGACGACTGCAACACGATTGAAAAGCTGGAAGACTGGCTCCAATCCATCCAAGGCAAGGTTGAGGCAAAGAAGGCTAAGGTGTCAGCGATGCCCGGACTTGAAATCACCGTGGACTTTACCGGGCACGAGCGGGGAACATGCCGCTACTCCGTCGGAACCTATGGCAGGAGTGAATTCAGATTCACGTCGGGTGAGCTGGAGAGCATTGCTGAAGGCGCGGACAGTTGGGCTGGGCTGCTGGATGCGGCCAAAGAGACCATTGCCGACGACATCCACGAACGGACGGAGCCGAACATGGAGCCGGACGGCGACACCTACGAATACGACAACCAAGAATGCGAAGGCTCGGACGATACTGATTGGGATTACCCAGTCTCCACACTTGAAACAAGGCTCAGAGACTGGGTTCATGCCAATCTGCCGGACAAGGCAAGGGCGCTGGATGCAGAATCCCCTGCAATCTTTTAACAACAACCAAAGAAAGGACAAAAGCAAATGAAAATACTGGAAGCAAAATCAGAGCTGGTGGAACAAAAGTCCCACCCGCTGTTTGAATGCAAAATGACGCATCAAATCAAGCAGACGACGGCGGCATTCCGCTACACGGGGCCGAAGTTCACGCCCGCCATGTGGAACGAGGTGCTGTCGTTCTTCAAATGGTCGTATCTCAAGACGCACGGCGAGTCGCAGGTGCGGCTGTTCGTCCATCTGGAGCATGGATGGAAGGCGTGGGCGTTCCCGCAGGAAGCAAGCTGCGGGCTGTCCACCAAGGAGCTGCCTGACGACCCCAACACGGCCATTCAAAGGGCCAGGTTCGGCGACGACTGGATGCTCTACGGAACGGTTCACCACCATTGCGATGCCGGGGCGTTCCAATCGGGAACCGACTCGGACAATGAGAAGACCCAGGAGGGAATCCACATCACCATTGGCGACATGAACAAGGAGAAATACAGCATTCACTCCCGGTTCTATTACCGGGGCTGCAAGTTCCAGCCCGACCTGCGCGAGTTTTGGGACTTTAGCAAGGAAGTGAGGGACAAAGCCGACGAAATGGCCGATATGTTTGGCGTCTATCCCGACCTGAACAGTATGGCCGAGCGGCAGATGGTCATTCCCCCGCCCGCCGACACGCCCTTCCCGGAGGAGTGGGTGGCCAACCTGATTGAAAAGAAATGGCCCGGCTACGGCGGCAATGGAGTCGTCTATACCGGCAGGTATGGCCGCAATGGAAGCCAAACATACGACGAGAACGACACCGGCTATACGGGCTACCCATCCAAGGCCATCAAGATGCTGCGGAAATGGGTTCGCAAGAACTTCTTCGCGGACGAACTCAAGGCCGCTGGCAACAAGCTGACCCCGGAAATAAGGGCGGCAGTGGATGAGGAGCTGCTGGGCATTCTGGAGAACTTGGCCGGAGATGCAGAGCTGGCTCCGGTGCTCGACGCCATGAAGACCCACAACTCCCTGCTGCCGGAAATACTCAAGCGGTTCAAGGAGGTTCAGGTGCTGGAAAAGGCCACGCCACCATTACCCGCCGACCTGCAAGAGGAAGTGCAGGGCGAATTGCAGGAGGAGCTGGCAATGGAAACCAAGAAGCAGCACGAAATGAGTCCCGCCGAATGGGAGGCATACTGCGTCGAACAAGAACAGAAATTCGGCTACGGCGCTTGACATTGAGCGGTCTGTAAGCTAAAATGCAAACACTTTGAAAGCGACAGAACACAACCATCAATCTTGTCGGCGGCACGGTCTAGTCCCCACTGTCCACCGCAAAACGAGTCCTCCGACTCGTATGCCGCCGACATCTCTTAAAACAAACACATGAGCAATCAATCATTGATAAAAAGCACAGCCTTGAAAGACGTTGTGCAAAAAGACGAGGTGAAGAATCGCCTCAAGGAAATCATGGGCACACGCGCCCCGCAGTTTGCGGCAGCGCTCGTCCAAATCGTCAACCAGTCGTGGCAGTTGCAGAAGTGCGACCCCAATTCAGTCATCGGGGCGGCACTGACGGCGGCAGCCCTCGACTTGAGCATTGACCCAAATCTGGGTGAGGCCCACATCGTCCCCTATGGCGACAAAGCCACGTTCCAAATCGGCTACGTCGGATTCTCCCAACTCGCCATGCGGTCAGGCCAATACAAGAACCTTGGCTGGACAATAGTGCACGAAGGAGAACTTCTGGACTATGACGAGCTTTCGGGAGAGCTTACGGTCAACCCGAAGAATCCAGAGGGCAAGGTCATTGGCTACGCGGCAAAGTTCAAACTGCTCAACGGATTCGAGCGCGGCTCCTACTGGACGGTGGAGCAAATCACCAACCACGCCAAGAAGTTCAGCAAGGCTTACAATGCGGGGCTAAACGACGCGAAGAAACAGAACACGGGCTGGTTCACCAACTTCGACCGGATGGCCCTGAAGACCGTCCTCAAGTCGCTGCTGAAGCTCTGGGGGCCGAAGTCCATCCAGATGCAGAAGGCTCTGGGGATGGATGAAGGCGCAGTCATTGACGCCGAGACGGGCAAGGTGGAGTTCGTGGACAGCACGGACATTCCTTCCAAGCCGGACTTTGGCGAACCTCAAGTGGATGCCCCACCGCCTGCGCCGGAACCGCCGCCGCCTCCGCTAATCAAACGCGAACCGGCAAAGGTTAAGAATCCTGCCGACGAAGCGTTTGAGTCTGCGGCCCCTGCGACTGAGATGCACCCTGAGCCGCACGACACGTCGAAGCCTGAATACAACACGCTCAAGGCCGTCAAGGGCTTCTTCGGGCTGGCTGGAATCAAAGAGCCGCAGGTCATTGACTTCCTGCAAACGAATGGAGTCATCGAGGCCGACATAACCACGCTGGACATTCTGGCTGATAAGCAGCCGGATGTGCTGACTCTTTTGCATGACCAGAATGCGGAGATAACGGCCAAAATCAAAGGAGTGAAATGACCACCGACGAACATCTACTGCTGATTCTGTCTGAGGAGTGCGACGAGGTCGGCCAGAGGGTGTCCAAGGCATTGCGCTTTGGACTATCTGAATGCCAGCCCGGTCAATCCAAGACCAACGCGGAAAGAATAACGGAGGAGCTGGACGACCTTCTTGGAATCATGCAAATGCTGATTGAGCGCGGGTTGATACCAACCCCATCTGAGAAGGGCGTTATTTCCAAGAAAGCCAAAATCGGAAAATACTTGCAGTACGCTGAACACGGCTGCGGAACAATAGGAGACAAATGACCACACCAAACACGCAATCACGCGGCGAGTTCACCAGTGCCTCAAGCGCACTTCCTGATTCGCTATGTGCCGGGAGATTCATGGCCCAGAAGGGCTGCCCCGACATCAAGACGGACGACGCGACGCATGGCACGCAGATTCATGCCGCGCTCGCCAAACAAGACCCGACCGGGTTGAACATCGAGCAGGTGGACACCTACGACGCCTGCTGTGAAATCGAGAAGAAGGTTGTGCTCAAAGTCTTCGGGACTGATGCCGTGCCCAAGCCGGTTCGTGAAATCCGATACTGGATTAACTGGGCCGACGGGCTTCGGCACTCAGGCCAGATTGACACGGTCTATCGCATGGGAACCAAGGCGCTCATTCTGGAGTACAAATGCCTTCAAGGGGACATTCCCGACTCTCCCAAGAACATGCAGTTGCGAGACCAAGTCTGCCTGTATGACGTGAGCAATCCCCTGCTGTCGGAGATTGTATGCTGCGTCATCCAGCCGCTGGTGACATGGGAGCCGGAGCTGTGCTCGTATTCAAGGGCCGACATAATGAAGGCGCGCGAGCAGTTGTATCTGAGGGTCGGAGCCAGCAACAAACCGGACGCTCCACGAACGGCGGGCGAGGCGCAGTGCAAGTTCTGCTTGGCGAAGTCCAAATGTGAGGCTTACAGCAAATGGGCCAGCAGCATGGTTCCAGAGACGGCAATCGGATTCGACACTCCAGTCGTTCAATGGACGCCATTGCAGCGGGCGGCATTCCTTGACCGGGTTGGCATCGCCCAGAAATGGATTGATGACTGCCGGGACGAGATGAAGAAGCTGCTGGCAGCCGACCCCGAAGCTATTCCAGGCTACGAGCTGAAACCCGGCAACAAGCGCGAGACCATCACCAACCCACAGGGAGTATTTGACCGCTTCTCGGCCAGAGGCGGCTCATTGCAGCAGTTCATGGGCTGCATCGGCGTGGCCAAAACGAAGTTGAAAGAACAACTGGCGGCAGTCACACAAACCAAGGGCAAGAAGCTCACTGACGAGCTATCCGCCCTGACTGCCGGACTGGTTGAAACAAAGGAAAACGAACCGTCATTCAAGAGAAAGGACTAATATGTGGCCATTCCGAAAGAAAGTTAAACCAACTCCGCCGAGGGTGGAGTATGTGATTCCAACCCAGAAGCAGAGAATGGTTCTCTGCATTCTTCGGGACGCAATGACATCGGCTCCCCAAAACGCACACTGGGAGGCAAAGAGGGAGTATTGGGAATATCTAACTGGGGTAACAATAGGAAAAAATATACCCGACGGATGGTTATTGGAACTGGAACAATCCACCACCCTTGTTCGCATTAAATGCACGGAGGTCAAGCCATGAGAACGAAGACCGAAGTAATCACTCCCGAATGGGCCATTGACATTCTGGAGAATCACAACCCCTACAACCGCAAGCTGTCGGAGAACACCGTTCAGGCGTATGCTGCCGACATGCGAAATGGAAGGTGGGTGCTGAATCATCAAGGGCTGGCCTTTGACACCAACAAGAACCTCTGCGATGGGCAGCACCGGCTCTGGGCGGTCGTGTTCAGCGGCAAGACCATCGAGTCGCTGGTCACATACGACATTCCGGTGTCGGAGAACAAGAACGGCATCGAGCTTAACTCGATGGACACCATTGACCGGGGCAGGTTCCGTCAGACTGGCCAGCAGATGCAGTTGCATGGAATCAAGAACGGCGCACTGACGGCTGCTGCGTGCCGCTCAATCGCCCTGATGGTCTATCCGTCAGGCGGGACAAGAAGGCTCTCCACGACCAATTCAATGCTCATCCACGAACTGTGGGGCAAGGACATTGAATCCGTGATTGACTGCCTCGACCACGGCAAGCGCAAGGGCTACATCGTCGGGCCGCTGACACTGTACCATCACGGCGAGCAGGAGAAGGCGCGCGAGTTCTGCCGCCAAATCTCCACACTGGATGGGCTGACCACACCGACCAAGACGTTCGTGAAGTATCTGGAGCAGAACATCGGACTCAACCCCGACAAAACATCGAGGATTCTGGCCCAGTGCATTCTGGCGTTCCATGAAGGCCGCCAGTTGCTCAAGGTCATGGACACGACGAATGGCCGGGAGTTCCTTGTGGGTATGTATCCGTCCTATGCCAAGCGGGTTCGTGAGGCCATGAAACCGTGCGACACGCGGGCCATCAAGCTGGCGCTCAAGAAGAACAGAAAGGCGAAGGAGAAAAAATGCAACCCCAACTCATCGCAGCCGGAGTGATGTTTGTGCTCTGGATAATGTTCTGCTGCTACGTCTATAACAAACAGAAATGAAACTATGAATAAATACACCGACACCGACGAACAGGCGTTCGTCCGCATCTCGAAGGTTCTGAAGAACTGGCGTGAGGCAACGGAGAAACTCAACCTGATGGAGGTGGTCGCCGAGGCCAAGGAGCGCAGAATCTGGAAGCTCAAATACGACTCATGGAAGGACTTCTGTGAGCTTGAATGCGGCATCACAAAGCAATGGGCCAACAGGTTGGTTTTGGCCAAGCCGACAATGGACAAAATCAAGCAAATAACCGATGTAAGTCCTTGCAAATCAGGGAAACCAGCGGAAACTAGTTTCCACCCAGTCTCAATAAACAAAGCTATTAAGTTGAAGGGGACTCCCTCTGACAAGCTAATGGCCGCCATCGGCAAGCCGGCAGTGGTTGACGCCAAGGCAAAAGAGAAGGACTCCGAAGGGTTCGATGTGCCCACCAAAGCCCTCCCATACTGGAAGCGCAAGGACGAGATTCAGGTGCTGCTCAATGCCGTAATCAAAATCAAGTCCACCTGTCTGAAGGCGTATGAAACCAAGGATGCCCTGTGGAGCGAAGTCAACTTCACGTCGCTGATGGCCGACCTCAGCAACACCTATTCGGACATCAAGCGGGCCATGCCTCATGCAGTCTGTCCGGCATGTCAGGGCAAGCTGCCTGACACCTGCCGCGTGTGCAGCGGGCGGGGGCTGGTCAGCAAGCTGTTCTACGACCAGTACACCGATGTTAAGCTCAAGGAGATGAGAAAGAAGGTGGCAAAATGAGAGCCAAAATCATTGACGAGTTCACCGACCTGCCAGTCTCGCGGCAGAGAAAATGCCAACTCAGGCACAACAAGTCCGGACTGTGCATGACCTGCGGCAAGCCATCTGTGTTTGGCGGCAGATGCCTGAAGCACGCCAAGGCCAATTCTGCGAGAGTCCGCAAGCATCAAGGCAGCAAGGCCATCTACAAGAACACCAAGCTGAGGCGGTACATGCGGGCCGCTAACAGTGAGGTCAGGCACGGCGGAGCCTGACGCCCGAATTAACCCGCAGCGCAACCCGCCGTTGCCTGCACCGATTGGTTAGATGCGTATGAACGAACAACAAAAAATCGAAGCTCTGCGAGCCGCGCTGGTAACGAAAAACTCCGCGCTCGAAAACTACGGACGGCACTTTGACTGGTGCTTCGTCTCCAAAGTGACCAACGCCAACGGCAAGCTTGGAATAATCACGAACGAATCGGAAGCCTGCGACTGTGGCCTGATGCGAGAACGCGCCAGCCATCTGTCGCTACTCGAAAGCATCTAACGTCGTGCGTGAGCCATCCCGGACTCACGACACACAACAACCAGAAACCTGAACGAATAAAGTGCAGCGGCCAACCGGGATTGGCTCGACGCACTTGTTATGCGGCATTTTATGAGATACGAAAGAAAAAAAAGAGATAACCGGCCTCTGGCAATATGTCCGGCGTGCCAGAATCAAGTGCCGGTCGCGCAAAATAAGCACACCGCAAACTTGGTTGTCACGAATCATAAATATCACGGCGAGGAGTGCAAAGGCTCATTCCTTATCCTGACAGCGGACGGAAAAACGATGAGCGACGCCATGCCGCCTAACGCTGCCCGATGAGCCACATCGGACTAATGACGAAAGGACTAACAATGAATGCTATCGAAAAACTGAAGCGGCCAACCGATGTTGGCTCCGGCGGGCTTGTTGGGCTGCTCGCCCGAATGCTCTGCAAACTTGGAATCCATAAAATCAGGCGCATCCGAGTAACCCACTACAACTCATGGAGTGGAGATGTGTGCGAGCGGTGCGGTGCATCTCGAAGCACTTTTGAGAGGGTCTTTGGCAGACCACTAGACCCGAAAGAAAAACGCGACCTCGACAAGTTCTATCGCGTGGCAGGCGGCAACAAACTGCGAGATCGCGAAAAGCAGCCCAACGTCCAAGCTGAGCAATCGGGCGTCGAAAGGAACAAATGATAGAACCTCTGAAATGCAAACGCTGCGGAATCGAGCTTCAAGGGCTGGCCGGCTCCGGGCCTGACATGTGTGGTTGGTGCGAGTGTGATGACCGCAATAGAAGCCGCCGCGCAAACTGGAAGGGCAAGCCCGATTGGCTCCGGCGCGGTGTTATCTGGCTCCGACAGCGATTTTGTAACCATACGGGCTACCTCTCCAAAATGAACAGAAGGCATGACCAGCAAGTGGAGTGCCCCTGCAATAAATGCGGGAAAATACTGCTGGCGTCCTATGGCTTGGCGCTCCCGATGAAATGGGAACCTGAGCCAGATAACGCTGCGGGTGAGCAACGGCCACCGCCGGAAAACTGAAAGTGAACAATATGCAAACAACTCAACAACAAACTGAAGGCGCGGTGGACGTTGGCTCCAACCGCTTGTTAGGCCAAAAGCGTGGAAAAACATTTGAGCAAGTTCAATCTGCTCTTGTGAATCATGGGTGGTATATCGACGTAAAAATTCACACGCCAGAAATGTCTGAATACTCATTCACGAACCGCAACAAGGCTGGCCGCGTGTCGGTCGTCCGACTCTACAAGGAGCGGAAACAGCGCGTCTATTGGTATTTGGCTTAACAAAGCAATTAACCATCACCTAAAATCAACTAATTAGCATGTCTCGTTATCATTCAAGTGGTTACAAAAACAGGAAGCAGCAAAGGATTGCGGCGTATTACCAACGCAAAGCTGCGGCTGAATTGATTCCTGAGAACAGTAACGTGTTCCGCCCCAAAATCAGCCCCGACGCTGTTGTGATTGTGAAACTCAAAGGACACCCACAAATGCAGTTCAGCAGCTATCGGACTCCGTGGGGCGGGTGGACAATATCGCCCACATTAGCAGGTCAAAAAGTTCAACAGGTTATGTTGCATTCATAAAATGATAACTCCAAGAGATTACCAGCAGGCGATACGGCAGGCCATTGTGGAGAAGTGGCTAGAATTCACATCCACAATGGCCGTGATGCCCACCGGCACTGGCAAGACCATCGTATTTGCCCTGCTGGTGGGAGACGTGCAGCCGCAGAGGGCGCTCGTCGTCGCCCACCGTGAGGAGCTAATCTTCCAAGCCCGTGACAAAATCATGGAGACCACTGGCTTGGACTGCTCCATCGAAATGGGCGAACTGATGGCTTCCAACAACATCTACACCAAAAGTCCGGTCGTAATCGCCACGGTTCAAACTCTGAATTCGGCCTGTGGAGACCGAACAAGGATGGGTCGTCTAAACCCAAAAGAGTTTGGTCTTCTGGTTATAGATGAGGCCCACAGAGCGACAGCCAAAACATACAAAAACATCATCCACTATTTCACGTCAAACAACCCGAACCTAAAGGTGCTGGGGCTGACGGCGACACCAGACAGGTCGGATGAGGAGGCTTTGGGGCGGGTATTCCAGTCGGCTGCATTTGAATACCCGATACTCGATGCAATCCACGACGGCTGGCTGGTGCCGGTAGAGCAGCAGATGGTGACGATAGCTGGTTTGGACTTCTCCCATATCAAGACGACGGCGGGAGACCTGAACGGCAAGGAGCTATCGGCGGTCATGGAATCCGAGCGTAACCTGCAAGGAGTGGCGGGCGCTTCCATCCCCATCATAGGAACCAAGCGGGCGATTGTTTTTACCGCGTCAGTCAAGCAGGCTGAGATTCTTTGCGACATATTTAACCGCCACCGTTCAGGAATGGCTGGATGGGTCTGCGGGAAAACCCCCAAGGATTCCCGCAGGCAGTTGTTGGAAGATTTCAAGTCGGGCGGAATCCAGGTGCTGTGTAACTGTAATGTTTATACCGAGGGATTTGACTGCCCGGAGGTGGAGGTAGTGATAATGGCGTCGCCAACAAAGTCGAGGTTGCGATATACCCAGCGAGCCGGTCGCTGCATGAGGCCGCTGGCGGGGGTTGTTGACCCCCACCCAACTAGAGCGTCAAGAAAGCTGGCTATTTCACTGAGCGCCAAGCCTAGATGCAGACTGGTGGACTTCGCTGGGGACTCTGGCCGACATAAGCTGGTGTGTACTGCCGACATCCTGAGCGGAAACGTGAGCGAGGAGGCCGCACGCAAGGCCGCCGATACCGTCAGGCAGTCGGCGGTGCCGGTGCTGATGACCGACCTGCTCAAAGATGAGGAGGAAAAGATACGCAAGAAGCTGGAAGCTCAACGGCTGGCTGAACAGGCCCGCAAGAACCGACTGCTGGCGAAGGTGCAATACAGCACGCAGACCGTGGATGCGTTCAATGTGATGGACATTCATCCCGTTCGTCACGGCGCATGGGACAACGTGCGCGTGCTTTCGGAGAAGGGCAGCAATTTCTTGGTCAGGCAAGGATTCAACCCTGACGATTACAGTTACACTGAGGCGGTAAGGCTCATCGGGGAAATCATGCGCCGGTTCAAAGGCAAACTGGCCACGCCCGGTCAATGCAAGCTGGTCAAGAAGTGGTATCCTGAATTGAGCACCAGAGACATGAAACAAATTGAAGCGTCGAGGCTCATCCAAGAGGTGGCTGACGCAGGATGGAAACGCAATCAACCAACAAGAGAGGCAATAAAACCATGAGCAAAATAGAGATAGGAGATAGAGTGGTGATGACCAAAACAATCCAGAAATGGGGACTCACTTCCCTTACTGGAGTTGTTATCAGTATCATTCCCCCGAAGGATTATTACGGCAAGAGATTAAGAATAAGGCGCGATGGACAAAAAAGCATCGAGACATGGGCTTGCAGATTTTGGAGAAAGATTATATGAGCAAACAACGCAGATTCGAGACCGAGCTGGAAATCCGGCTGGCCATCGCCAAGAAACGCAGGTCGCTCAGGCGGGCCTTGCAGAACGCCGACGACATGGACATCATCGTCAAGAATAACATCAAGGAATCCAACAATCCAAAACTGACCGAAGGAGAGAGGCAATACTGGCTGGACGGGGCCAATGATTACAAGAAGAAGGCCCATAAGCAGCGCCGGTCAGCCCAGATGATTGAGGAAAACCAGATACCGGCATTGATCAGGACGCTGGCCGATTTCAGAACTGAGACGTTCGCCTTTATGCCGGACAAGGCGGTCACTATGGCACCATGACTATATGCCAAACTGGACACCTGAAGAACTGAGGAATTATGAGAATAAAAATCGTCGTGTTCCACCCAGTCCCGTCGCTGAACCTGCTGTTCAAAATGAGCCACTGGGACAGGACGGCGGAGAGAAGGAAGACACAAAACGCATTGCTGTGCGGGTTGTCAGCTTCCGCCAAAAACTGCTCGACCCAGACAACCCTGTCATCAAATATTTTGTGGACGGCCTTCGATACTCTGGCCTCATACCTAACGACCGGCAAGAAGACATCACCGTCGAAGTCGGCCAGAAAAAGGTTGCCCACAAAGAAGATGAGCGCACCGAGATAATACTTGACCTATGAGAGTCAGCAAACAGAATCCTTGCCCTGCGTGCGGAAAGCCGGATTACTGCCTTATCTTCGATGACATCGCAATCTGCATGAGGTCATCCTCAGACCGGCCCCACACGTTCAAAGATGGGTCACAGGGATGGATTCATAAGCTCGGCGGCGAGCATCCCAAGCCGGTCATTCATCGAGAGAAACCAGCGCCGGTGATTGACGCTGAGGCCATGATGAGGCGGTGGCTGACCGAAACAAGAGCCGACTGGATTGCTCGACTGGCCACAAACCTTGGGGTTTCGGGGGCTTCCCTGCTCGAATTGAGGGCGGCATGGGCACCAGAACACAAGGCTTGGGCCTTTCCGATGCGTTCTGGGGCCACTGGGATGGCCGTTGGCATCAGATTACGCAGTGAAAATGGGGAGAAATGGGCGGTCAAGGGGTCAAAGCAGGGGTTATTTCTGCCTTACATGACCGTTCAGCCGACGGCTTACATCGTGGAGGGGCCGACAGATTGCGCCGCTGGCCTCACGCTGGGGCTTTTTACCATCGGGAGACCATCTTGTAGCGGCGGCTCATCAGACCTCGCCACAGCCCTTCCTAGGCTCAAAATCAGCCGATTAGTCATCATTGCGGACAATGACCCCGACAAGGAGCTGGTCGGCCACAAATACAATCCGGGGCTTGATGGTGCTCAGAGGCTGGCTGAGGTCATTGGAGTCCCCTGCGCGACCGTCATTCTGCCCACCAAGGACATCCGGGAATTCGTCAAGCTCGGCGGCACTGCCGAAGACCTTGAGAACATCGTGAATCAGTGCGTTTGGAAGGTTTGAATTATGAAAGCATTCTTACTTAATACCCCTAAGGACGATTGGGTGGAGAGATTCGATGGGAAATGCGACGTTTGCCAAAAGCCAAAAGCCATCCAGGAGGTGACTCCCGGTGTTTGGTTTGGTTGGCGGGTAGGGTATATCTGTGAAAACTGTAAAAAAGAAAAGGCTCACTGACCCGGATTGCCCACCTGCGTCAGATACCACTTCTCCCAGCCGTATAGCAGCTCGTAGCGTTGCTGGACGGCATTGCTGTACATCTCCCGTTCAGCATCGGTCATGGAATGAATCCACAGCCGGTCTCCGTTATTGCTTCCAGTGAATGGCCGGCGCGCCCAGTTCTGCATGTCCTTCACAATCTGCTCACGGCGGGCATAGGCGCTTTGGCCGGTCTTGCGTTTGGAAACCAGCGTATCGAAAATCTTCTTGGTTGAACCTTCATCCCCAATCTTGAACGCATGGCGCAGCTTGGCGTAGCTCGGCTCGTCCGTTGGAATGATGACCTGTGAATCGCTTTTGAGCATGTTGTCCTGCGCGAACTTCCGGGCCGACGCCTCAGCCTGAGTGTTGGCGTCTTGTCCGGGCTGGGTTTTGATTCCCATTCCAGATGCAATCATTTGCCGCCAAGTGGTTCCGGGTTCAGGTTTTGGACTAACGCCTGCCGCATATCCGGCCCACTGGATTCCCTTGCCTAGAGAAATTGGGGTGGGGGTCAACTGCTCAACTGCTGTTGAAATAACGGACGGGGTGGTGGTCAGGTATTCTCCCGACGGAGACCGGCTGCTTCTCAGGACGTGGGCAAACTTGCCCACTGGCCCCAGCGCATTCTCACCCATTTGGGTAATGGCATCCCACGCTTTGGGCTTGGCCTCACAAAGGCGTATCAAGTCGTGGGTCTTCTCCGCGAATACCGACATCGGGGAAATCCAAATCCCGGTCTTTTCGCCCGTCGGAATCCACGCATCCAACTCATGCCCCTTCTCTTTGTTCTGAAAGGTCAGTTGGCGGCGCGTAACCAGGTTGATGGCTTGGGTCAGCAGGAAGTAGGAGGCAAGGCCGCGAGTGACCGCCCCACCCAGCGCGCCCAGTTGCGGCACGCCCCTTCGACCCGTCAGGTTTGAGATGCCCGTCAGTCTTCCCATCGTCCTCAATTCCTTTCCAATCAGCCCCTCCTGCCACATCGGAGCCAGCATGGTCACTTGAGCCGCATCCCGAAGTGTCGGATTGGTGAACACTCCCTGCCTGCCCATGTTTCCATAATAGACGTTCATGTCAGTGATGACATCCCGCATCAGCTTCGAGTAAGGCACGTCCGGGTTCGCCTGGTGCAGCTTCACAAAATTCCTGACCGCACCATCGGAAATCAGTCCAGGCATGAAGCGGTCAAACAGGAATCGGTTCCAGGGGCCGACCGCCTTGTAAAGCACCTCGCCCACAAGCGGAATCTTCTGGACTGCGTCCTTATAGATGGCATCTCCAATGCGGGTCGCATTAAGACCTCGCCCGACCATCTCCTGCAAAACCTCCTGATGACTCATCAGTTTGTGGGTTCCAGCGTCGTCTATGACGGCCTCCTTTGCCAGCGCCCATTTTGCCGATTCTGGATAAACCTCTCCCGACTTGACCGCTGGCCCCGGCTCCCCATTCGGCCCCGCCAAATCCTCGGCCCGATACATCAGTGCGGCAAAACCGTTGTTGAATGAGGGCACCCCTCTCCGCATTGCGGTTCCGTACTGCATCAAGCGGCTGTAATGAAACGTGTCTCCCACCAGTACGACGCCGTGCTTAAGCATCGAACTAAAATAAACCGAAAGTTCCCCTGCCGGAGACCCGCGAAATGCGCTTTCTGCCGTGCAGGTCTTCATCAGCCCGGCGTAGGGCTTCAGGACGGCAATCGGGGTTCCAGAATCAGTCGGCTTTATCATTTCATACTCCGGGGAAGGGGCCTGCCACGGGTCTCCGTGAAATTCTTTCTCGCCGGTATCTGGATTGACCAACTGGCGGGGATGCCCCGGAGTTGCATCCATTGCGATTGGCTTCCCGCTGACGGCATCCTTCATGTCTTTCAATGCCTCAACCCACATACGCCTTCCAATGGCCCTGGCTCCCTGACGGACACGATGACTGATGATGTCAGCGGCGTCGTAGCTCTTGGGGATGAACGGGCCGTGCATGATGGCCTCGTAGTGGTCACGGAACACCTTCCTTGCCGTGAACCGATTTCCGATGGTTTCGTCCGAACCGAACCGGATGGTGTCCAGATTGAACATCTCACCTTCGTAGCGGGTGGGGAAATAGGTCTCACCAAAGTCGGTGGTGCTGACGCCGTGCTCATGCTCCCTGACCAACTGGTCATAAAGCTCCCTTCGGCAGGCCATTGCCATGTCCTTCACATCCTGGTCTTTGAAATGGTCTTTGGTGTATTGGGCGATTAACTCAAGACGCTCCGCCGCCGCCTTCATTTGCTTGGCAAGACGCCACTCCTTGAAGGAGGTCTTGGGGTCGTCCATGACTCCTTGGGCCTTGATTGCTCCAAGCTTGGCCTGTGTGATTTTGGAGTCCAGAGCCTTCTGGTCGTAGAAAAAGAACTTCTTCCCGGTGTTGGGATTCTCGCCAACCTTGCCGCAGGCCAGCAACGCAATCGGCGTGCTGCGAACCATCTCATCCTTGTTCACCAGTCTCAATGTTCTCCTGGCGTGCTCTCCGGCTACGGGGGCCAGATTATCGGCACCATCAGCGGCGGCTGTTATTTCCATTTTGGAAGACCGGCGCAACCAAACGGCGTTGATTTGACGCCTCTTTTTATCCAGCTCGTTACTGAGCCTTTCCGCCGACATGGGCGACTGCTCCTTGAGCTGCGGCTGCTTTGGTCGGTCAGTCAGCGTGCGCTCCCCCTCCTTGGCTGGCTCGGGATATTCGACGGTCGGGACGAACTCGGTCGGCTTGTATGCCGCAGCCTGACGAACGGCGTCCTTGGCGTCGGCATGGAACTCCGGCATTAGAGACAATGCGTTGACCCACTCGGCATCTTCCGGGGACAGGTAATCCGGGTTGCGCGGCGTGGTGGTCGCTTCAGGAACCGGCGGATTGTGCGTGAACTCCGGCATCGTGCCCGGAGGAACATTCTCAGGCCGGACATCTGTTGGCGGACGCCGGTTGAGCATGTTCAGGTCGCGCCCGGTTTCGGAAGGCTTGGCTTGAACTTCAGGCCGAGCAGTCTCGCCAGCCTTGGCAGCCGCGCTTTTCTCTGTACGGGCGACAGTCGCCTCAAGGTTTTTGTCTTCATAAATTGTCTGGGCCAGCTTGTTGACCAGCTCCTCGGTCGTCAGGTCGGGGTTCTCGCGCTGCAAAAGTTGGGCAATCTTGGATATGCCAGATATGGCGGAGGGATTTACCTTGGCACCATCCATTTGGATGCGCAGTTTGGATAATTGCGAACCAATCCGTTTGGCGTCCTTCTTTTCCTTTTCAGACCAACCCTCCTCTGGATTCTCTTTGATTTTATCCAGCTCCTCGGACAGCTTTGAATACTGCTCTGCGGCCTTCTGGTAATTTCCAATCCTGTCTTGGATGTCGAATATAACATCAACAACCTCGTCTGGATTGGCAGGCTCCTCTCCCAACGTATCGACAACATGATTGTTGACTGCGCTCGCCTCAACATCAGTAATAGGGGTGTGACTTCCCCTTTCTGATGCGCCCTCGCCCACTCCGGTCACGGCCATCGCCGCTTTCTTTCCCGGCCCCATCACATCACCACCCTCACCCTCAAGCCCTTCAGTGCCCTCAACCCCCTCAGTGAACTCGGAAATCGGAACATTGCGCGGGTCGTAGCTGGTCTCCCGGCTGTAATTCCCCTGTGCCTCCTTGCCGAATCTATCGTTGTAATCGGCCACGGAATCGAACGTGCGCTTGAATCCCTTCACCGGCTGGTCGAGCAGCACGGAATAGAGCACCCGGTAACGCTTCAGAACGTCGTCCAGCGGCGCGTGGTGGCCCTGTGGATGCACTGGGTCAACCAGCATCGTGCCCTTGGTTGGATGGTTGTAGGTGCTCACCATCGCCACCTTGCCGGATTTCTTGTCCATGATGACCGTCAGGCGCTTGGTGGTCGTCACCGGGTCTTCACCGGAACGGCGGGCGTCATCCACCAGCATCTTGCCCAGCTCCGGGTCGTTCTGGCTGGTGGCATCAAAGGACTGATAAGCGGAAATCTCCTTGCCGCCACCGTAGCGGATTTCTGAGGGCGTGACAGTTTTGCGGTCTTGAGGCAGCGCATCCTCACGGTAGGCGGGCAGCACCATTCGCTTGAACAGGGCGGAAACAATCATCCGGCGGCGGCGCGGCGCATTCCTCTCCTCCTTCGCCTCCTGCCGCTCTGAAGCCTTCCGCTCGAACATGGCCGGTCGCTCAGCGTCCTTGGCGCGCTTGAGCCTTCCAGCAGCCGCTTCCGCAGATTCCTCCCGGCTGGTCTTGACCCCGATTTCACCCTCCAGCTCCAGTGGCGGGGTGTCCTTGGTGTAGGACAGGGCCGCCCTTGAAAACCTGGCCAGCTTGGATTCCCGACCAAAGCCCGCCTGAATCATGGCTCGAAGCTGGTCGTCAGAAGCGGCGCTCAGAGTCCGGTCAACCGCTCCCTGCCACATCTCCTTGAGCTGGCCGGGCTGGACGCCTCCCTGCTGCTTCTTCATGGACTCCACAAATTCCTTGAACGTAGGCAGCGCGACTGAACCGCCAGCCGTGGGAGCTTTCACCGCCTTGTCCATTGTGGCCGCGACCTGCTCCTTCATCCACTTGTCAGCCCGGTTCTCCAAATCAGCAGCGGACAGCGGCGGCAATGCGCCAGCCTTCTCAGCGGATAGGCGCTCGCCTTCAGGAACCGGCTTCTGGGCTTCCTCGACCGTGTTGACTGAGGCTCCGGCAAAATCCATCTTGTCCTGATTGACGGACTCCTTGCGATTTGAAGGGCGGCCACGCTCTGCGGACATCGGAAATTGTTCTTGGCCAGCCGCCTCATCATACTCCTTGATTTTGTCAGCCTTCTTCTTGGCTAAATCATCAACCGTGGCCGTATCAGGAACGACCATCGTGGTCTCACGGCCCTCCTGTGTGATGTTGAACATCCAATAGGGCTTTCCCTTGACGTTCCACTCTCCGATATATTTGAGACCACCAACGTCATCAGCCATCTTCTCGGCCTTGGGGTTGGGCGCGCGAGGAGTGGGGCCGGGTTCCTTCGGAGCAAGGCTGCCCATCGCATCCTTGAACTTCTGTTTCTCGGCCCCGGCCATTACCTCCTGGTCTCCGGCGGCAGCAAGGCGCATCTGGCTGAATTTGGCCGCGCTTCTGATGGTGTCAAACACCCCCTGGTTGGGGTCTTCCTTCTTTGAGCGTTCGGGCCGGGCGGGAAATGATTGCTGGTCAGAGCCGGAATCAAGCTCCCTGCTGAACCTGTCCCTCATCTCCTGATTTTCTCGAATGAAATTCTGGAGGTGAGCATCATCTGGTTCGTCCTGAAGCTTCTTTTTCTGGAATTCCAGCGTCTCATCCAAACTCTTGACCCATTCCCTTAATACCGCCCTGTGGTAATTATCCCTGAGTTCACGGTATTTGCTCAACCACTCCCTTGCTTCCCCCTCGCCAACGCCGTGGTCTTTGGAGAATTTATTGACGAACCATTCTTCAGTGTCCTTGTCTTCGCCGATTTCGTTAAAAGCTCGATTCCCGGCATCTTTGTAAAACCGGGTCAGAAAATCCTGCCGAGTGCCAATCTTGGTTCCGTAAGTGTCGGCGGCCTTTCCTGAGTCTCCTATCATTTTACCAAAAAGGGCCTCATGCTCATCAATCTTGGCACGGGCCGAAATGGATTCTCTGGTATTCATATTTACCAGAGCGTCGGCCTTGCGGTTCTTTTTCTGGCGTTTGTTCAACTTCTGCTCCCCGGTTTCGTCTTCGCCCGGCTGGGCCATTGGACTGACACCGGATGCCACAGCCTTTCCGAGTGTGATGTTGCTTTGAACCCGGTCGAGAATGGCCCGGATTTCCGGGCTGATGTTGGTGCCAAGCCGGGTTCTAATGTTCCTGACAACAGACTCCAAGGCGTTTAGGGATTCCAGCTTCCATCGTTGCTTGCCGACGGCGTTGATAACTTCCTCCGTGCGCCAACCGGATAACTTCTCGATGCGCTGACGAAGCAGCTCATGGCCCCAAAGCGTGTCTGACATCTCATTGAGGGTGCTCCCCATGCTGTAAATTGATTTACCAATCCGCACCTCAAGTCCACTCAGGGATTTGAGATAGGTAATCGCGTCTTCGTCGGTGGCGGCCAGGTGGATGCGCTCATGTCCCAAGATGGAACGAATGGCCTGCGCCCGCCTGTCTGGACTCATGGCACCAAGGAACCTCGCCATTCTCTTTTGGTTGACCAAAATGGTTCCGGTTTTACGGTCTATTGTCGCAATTCCTATCGCCTTTTTGGAAGAAAATGGCTGGTTGGGGTCTGTTTCGTCCACCGACCTAACTGGGACATCCATCTTGGCGGCTGCTTCGTTGATGATGGACTGGTATTCATCCTCCAAATCGGACTTGGCTGGCTCGGCAGCGGATTCGGGGGCGAGGTTTTTGACCATCCCATACCTGTCCCGCTCCTTTGAGACCAGCTTAACGGCGTCATCCCAGCTCAGGTGGTATTTGTCTGCAATGGCCTGAATCTTGTCGTGTCCACCGGGTTCAGCTTCCTCTCTTGTGAGCAGAATGTCCTTCGGCTTTGCGGCGGCCTCATCCCGGTCATGCAGCTTGTTGGCCTCATTGACGGCGATGCTCTGAGTGGGATGGTCGCTCTCAATTCCACCAGCCGGATTGACCACCACCCAGCGGTTCATCCCGTCGTCGAACTGAACGTCGTAGTTCTTGGCCCTCAGAGGAACTTCCGCTTTTCCTTCCACTGGTGCTGCTGGCGTTTGTGCTCCGGCAGTTTCCCCCGGTTGTCGAAGTGGTGTTTTTTCACCCACTTGTGGCCGAACTTCTGGTTGAGCAGCGCCCGCTGCGCCTGGCTTACCGCTGGCATTTTGTGCTCCTTTCTTGAATCCTTCCCGCCAAGGGAACAGCACGTTGGCCATTGCAAGCCCGGCTGCTGACTTTGCGGTCTGGGAGTCTGGTTTCTGTCCTTCAACGGACTTCTGGCTCAAATCCAATGCCGCGCCAAGAACGCCGCCCTCGGTTGCGGCCCCGATTCGTCCACCCACCCATGCCTTGAACCCAGTGGTTCCCATCTTGGCGGCCAGATATTTTCCAAGCGGCTTTCGCATCGCTGCGGGGATGGCATAGAACACCAAGGCCGTAAGCAGCCCCTTATCCACTGAGCGGCTCAGGGCTTGGTCGGCGGCCTCATCGTCGGGCATTTGTGGATTGGACTGCTTGATGTTGGTGTATTCATCGGGGATTTCGCCCAGCGGCTCAGCGGCATAGGCGGGGATGGCCAGCGGCCCCAGAGCCATCTTCGCGCCGGAGCCAGCCATCTCGCCGGCCTTTGTCCAGTTGCTCTTTTCCTGCAACGGAGTCATTGGCACTGACTCGGCGGCAGTTTGACCAATCTTGTAAAGTGGGTTGGTCTTGGTGGCGGCAACCACCTCAAGCGGAGTTCTGGGGACAACCTCGAAAGCGTTCGGAATGGCCGCCGGTGGGGAGGCGGTGTGGGTCTGACCTCCAGACTGTATGGACATCGGGCCGCTTCGGTCTCCCTGCTCACCATTCCAGAGGGGGACATTGGTGCGCTGAACCTTCGGTGTGAGGTATTCCTGAACGGCTGCCGCCGCCTTGGGAATCAGCCCTGCGCCCTGCTCAAGCGAGGACAATGCTCCTCGAAACGGGGCTGCTTGGGGCTGGCCATATTCCTTGTCGAGCGCGGCCTTAATCTGCTCGTCTGCCATCCCGTCAGGGAATTCAACGAGACCCACGCCTTCAACTTGAATCTTGGTAGGCATTGCGTCATTTAGTTGACTTCTTGAAAGTGCCAGTCTTGGGGTCGTAGGTGGCTACAACATCACCTCCAGCTCCTGCCGCCGGAGGCCCCGCATCTTCCGGGGCGACTGCGTCGGCATTTTTATTAGTTTCATCAACCGGGTTTTCACCAGCCGGGTTGTATTTCAGAGCCTTGAATGCAGCGTCGTTGCGCTCCCTTTGAATCCTGAGGGTCTTTGCCTTTGCGCTTCTCAGTTCGTCAGGCAGCATCTCGGTTGGCAGCGCGGCCTCAGCCTTGTCAATCCTTGCCTTATCAGCCTGAAGATTCTTGAGCTTGAACTCGCGCTCGGCGTCAGCCCTCTTTTGAGCCTCCTTCTGTTCGTCGGTCATGTGACCCGGTAACGAGGCTGCTGTTGGCTTGTCGAAGCCATAGAGATGGCCCTGAGACTGCCAGATTCGAGTGCCTTCTGGCGTGACGGCAATCTCCTTGGGAATGTCAGCGGCCTGACGGCGGGCATTGGCAATCCCCCCCAGCCCAGTCAGCGACTTGCCCATCTGCGGGCCGAACTTCATCATGCCCTCCACCGGGTCGCCGCCACCACTGACGAAGGACTGATACCCCTGCTGGGCCTGAAACTTGCGCTGGGCGTCCTGAATCTTCAACTTCATCCCCTGCTGCAAAACCTGGTCTTCAATCTGAAGCCGCTGTCCCCTCTGCTGAATTTCCTGAGCCTGCTGGCCCAGCTCGGCCTTGGCCAGCTCATTGCGCTGACGGTTCTGCTTGAACTCAAGTCCAATCTGCAAGCCCGACATCAACGAATCGCGGGCATCCGTTGGTCTGGTCTCAAGCCATGAAGGTAAATCAGCCATAAAATCACATGCTCATGTCCCAAGCGCCGCCCTCAAGCGGCCCTCCGGTTCCATATCCATAAGGGTCTCCAAAATCAGTTCCGGCAGTTGGGGCGTAGGCCATCCCACCACTGCCGCCCATGCCCCCCGCCGCACCGCCGCCACCCACCATCCCCAGAATGCTCCCGATGGTTCCCACCCCCAAGTCAAACAAGCCCGCTGCGGCTGGGTTGGGCGCTGCGGCGGCATTGGCAGCCGTCATCTGCTCCTGCACCGGCATCGTCGTGCTGCCCACTCCGGTCAGGAAGTTCATGTAGTCCCCCTGTCCCTTTTCCATTAAATCGAGCGAGTTGAGTCCCAGACTTTCCAGCGTGACATTGTTGGCCGCACCGCTGCCCGGCATCCCGCTCTTGACGCCCCACGCGGCACCGGAGTTTCGTATCTCATCCAGCACATCGGTTGGCAACTGGCCGGACAGATAGCTGCTGATGTTGCTGGACACCTTGCCGGTCAGATTGGGCAGCGAGGGGTCAATCTCCTGCACCTGCTGGTACGGGTCTTTGACCTTTGAATAGTCCGGCTTGGAACCAAACACGCTTGAAAAAAACGACATATAATTAGTTTCTGGTTGCCAGCCACTCATCAAGCGGCTTGTCACCCTTGGATATATTACACCTTGGGCAGGCAATAGCCATATTGCTTAATTCATGTCTCCCCATTCGAGAGAGCGGCTGGATGTGGTCGGCGTGAAATTCTTTTCCGTGGAGCGGAAGTCCGCAGTAGGCGCACTTTGTTGAAAGGGACTGCTTGGCCTCCAAAATCATGTTCTTAATCTTGGCCAATTCTAGTTTGCTGGTCAGGATTTTGCAGCGACGGCGCAGAGCGCCACTCACCCTTGCCGCCGCCTTTATCTTTTCTGAGTTCCTGTGGTAATACGCCCTAGCATACTCCCGGCCCTTAGCTCTCGACTTTTCAATATCTTGATGGTAGCGCCTTCGAGAATACTCCCTCGACTGTGATTTGTGAGTCCTTCCATATTCCCTCATCTTTGGGAGAATCGAGTCCCGCTTTTGCTGGTGTCTCAAGCGGCTCTTTTCCTTCAGGCGCTCCTTGTTTCGCTGGTAGTATTCGGCCTTCTTCTTCCTAAGTTCGGCATCGTGATGAAATCGGTACTGGAAACTGTATTCCTTCTGCTTTTCCGGCGTGGGTGGCGTGCGACAATACTTCTTCCTGTTCGCCCTGTGCTCATGGGCGTATTGCTTGTAGAAATCCCTGTGGGTTTCATAATACCGCTGACACACCAGCCTGTGCTTCGCGGGCGTTTTCATATCATTCCTGTTCCTTGCCCGGCCAGGGAATCATTTCCAAATGGCCGGAAGCTGACAATGACCTGCTCGTCGGGAACCCGATTCCGCAGCTCGTAGTTTAGCTCCCGAAAGGCGGATTGTTCTGCGGCCCTGGACTCGGTGATGTGGCCCGCCTCCTTCTCCTTAATGCTCATTACCATGTCCCGGAGGGCGTCCATATTCTCGATGAGCACCAGGTCGTCGTCAAACCTGACCGGGACAAACGCCAGCTTAACCAGAGCATTTATCATGGTCGGACAACAGCCGCGCCCAGTCCGGGCGTGAACTCGGGTGCGGAAATAATCTGGCGATGTCTCGCCGGCCTCATAGACGCACATGTCGTAGAGAATCCCATCGGTGTCCACCTGGTATCCGCGAACCCGGCTCAGGGTGGGGTCTTTTACCACCCGGTCAATCCTCCGAATCAGAAAATTGGTCTCGACGTAGGGAAGCTGAAGCGTGAGCACGATTCCATCCTGAACCGTGTTGTCGGGGCGGATTCCGGTCAGCATCTGGCCGTTGCCGTCCTTGCCGTAAATTCTGATGGTCTTGCCAGCGTCGTTGGGGTTGTCTATGTAGAATCGAATCAGCCGGCACTGGCCATCGGGAATTGGATTGAACACCGGCAGGGTTCCGTCGTTGACGCTTTCGTGGCGGCCCGCATGCCCCCGGTGGCGGCGGGAGTAAGCGCCGGCCCAGTCGCTGCACTGCCCGTCCCACTGCATGTATTCATACCAGCGGTTGGCGGGAATGGTGGGATGATTGTTGGCGTTCAGGGCGAGCACGGCGGACACGGTGCGGGGCCATACCACGCAGCCGTCATAGACGCAGCCCCGAATCCCCTGAACAGTCCCCCACCAGCTTCCCCTGGTCATCAACTGGCGGGTGGCGGCGTTGACCAGTGACGCGAATTCCGGGCCGTCCGGGTTGGCGGAGGCAATCTGGAGCACCCGGCTCCGCTTAATGTCTCCGAACGTCGTTAGCATAAGGCGATAATAGTCCTGTCTGGGTTTGTTTCAACTTGTTTTATCAAACATCGGCACCGCAAACTTGGGCATCGGGATGATGTCGGCTGAGAAACGAGCGCCAAGAAACCTGGCCTGTCCGGTCATCACCAACTTGAACTGGAACCAGAACCCTTCGCGCAATGGCCGGTCGTTGACCCTGTCGAAGACCGCTCCATCCGGCTCCGGCAGTCCGATGCGAGGACTGAATCCGGGGTCGCCCGGGGGAATATATTTTCGAGTCCATGAATGCCACGGAACCCAGTCCGTCCACTGGTCGGGCTTGTAAAATGCCTGGAACTGAACATCCCCCACAATCTCATCAACGAAAATCTCCCCGTACTTCAGCCGGTGATAGTTTCTTTTTTCCGCCTTGCGGTCGTCAAAGTCCAGCACGGAAGTTTCAAATGAAACCTGGATGGGCTGGTTGCCGTTGTCAAAGTGAGCCGAGGTCGGGCCGTCCGATGGCAGGATTTCATGCAGCTCAATCTGGGTCAGGTCGGCGCTCAGGCAGACGGCGAAGCAGCGCTCCACCCCGCCAAAGAATCCACTGACCAGCTTCAGGACATTCAGGCCAGTCCACTGGCCGTCATACACAGAGTCCTCCTCGCCGCGCAGGGAGCATACCGGGTCGAAGTTCAACGCCACCAGCGAGGAGCAATACACGCCGCGAGTGGAGGCGGTCAGCCCGGTTCCTATGAGCGCCCGGTTATCAAACACCTTGATGATGGCGTAATCAAGCAGGGACTGGTCTTCCAGCGCCAGCACTCGATTCATCTCCCGGCTGATGGGGGTATTGCTCCATCGGTTGTAGTCCAGCCGGGCCATCAGCAGCGAGCGGATTTGTCCGTCGGCGGAGCGGAAAATGATGTCTCCGTTGGTAAGCGCAACGGCTTCGTGGGAGCAGCCGCCGGCCCCCAGAAGTGCCTGGGTCAGCAACGGGGCGCTGACGGAGGCCCATTGCGTTCCGGGCGGAATCGCACACCCAAACACGCAGGTCGGGGTGAATATTTGGAGCGGCCCCTGACCAAGCGAAACGTCCAGTTGCGCCACAAACTCCATCGCCCTTATGTCGCCCACCGTCCCCGGAACCCGGAACAGGCCGCCGCCATTCAGAAACGAGTTCTGAGTGACTCTCAAGACCGAATCCCGGTAGTTATACTGGGGAGAGCCGCTGTCGCTGTCCACGATGTCCGAGGCCAGAAAGCTGATGCCGTCCGTCATGGATTCCCAGACCTGACCCAGACCGTAGGTAAGCGCGCGCCCGGCGGGAAGCTCAGGCAGGGTTAGTAAGGGGGTGTTCGTCGCAACCGAGTGGGGAGTGTCGTCAAGATTCTCGACGGTGATGGTCAGGCTGGAGACAGGCTGCGCGGTTCCGAACGAAACCACCCGGTATTGTCCACTCCCAATCCAGACAATGTCGCCGACGCTTCCAACGTAAGGCTTGGTGATGCCTACGCTTATTTCATTTCCAACAGGTTGGGCGGCGAATCCAGCAGCCAGAGTTCCCACGTTGCTGACCACCCCGGCAAGGCTGGCAATGGTGCAGATAAGTCCAGTCGATGGCATCACCGACTGTCCGAATGGATACACAAAGAAGAAAAATGAATCGTTCCCGGGCAGTGTTTTACCAGTATAGGTGTCGTAATTTCCATACGACCTTCCGGTAAAGGCAGCCACACCCCCAATGGTATAAGAAAACAATAGAGGAGTCCAGGGATACGGCCCTGTAGGAAATCCGGGCGGAAGTGCTCCGGTTGAGGTGGAGGTAACTGGGTATGCCTTGTGCCCCGACGAATCAACATTAAATCTGGCACCCAAAGTAACCCCGCCCACCACCCCCGGCATGATGAGCAAACTGTCTCCAACTGAATGGGACGCGCCGGTTTCAAACAGGCATTGAAGCGTCACTTGGGACGTTGCCGTGTTTCCGCCTACCGCTGTCACCACATAATGCGCCGAGCCGATGAGGATGGTCTGGTTCAGTGGGCCAGAGTAGCCCGGAGCCGCAACTGTTATATCGACAGTGGTTCCGATGGTTGGTGCAGTGAATGCGGGGCCAACCTCGGCAAGCTGCTGGCCCGCCCCGTTTGAGCGGCGACTGGTTGACCCGTCGTAAAACACCGGCAGGTCAAGGCCGTTGTTAAATATCAGGAAGTTCTCCGCCTGCCTAATCCATGCCTGGGGTTGAGTGGCGGAGCTGGGGTCTCCGGGAATGGAGATTTCAGTTACGGCGCAGCCCCCTGCCGCATCCGGCGTGAAAAGAAACTGCAACCCGCCCACCTGCACGCCTATGGATTCGGCCCCGGAATCAGGCTTGTAGTAACGAGCGCCCTGAAAAAGACCGGCCTGCAAATCATTGCGGACAGAATCGGAGGCGTAGCTGAGGTTGATGTTCGCATAGGCGGGCCGTGGTCTCAGGAAGTCCCCGCGCACCGTTGCATTGGAGGCGAACGCAAGCTGGGTATTGGGCAGAAGCAGCGGGTCAACCCCGCTGTCCATGCCCTTGGAGAAATTACCGAGCCTGTCAAATACCTCAGCGGGCATATTATCCAATTATTTGCCACGCAACAGTGTCGGTGCAGGCCGCAAGCGTGGCTCCGGCGGCGTTGATGGCCGTGATGGTGAATGAGCCGGGACTGCCCTGAACGATGGTGGCCACTTGGTATCCGGCGAAGGCGGTTCTCGTCCCGCCCGGAACAAGGAGGCTAACCACCACGACACTGGTGGTCACGTTGCTGGCGTCTTTGTAGATGGTGGCGGTGTTGACGGTGGCAATTCCATTAACAAGCTGGGCTGTCCCTGACTGCACTGGCTTGAGGGAAACTGTCGGAGTCGGAGTGAGCGCCGGATAGGGCGTCGAGGTTCCAGTGCCGCCTTGGGCGATGCTCAGCGGGGTGGTTAACCCGGAGAGTCCGGTGATGTTTGAGTTGGCTCCGCTGGTGGCCAGTCCGCCGGTGGAAACGGGTGGGCCGCCCGGCGAAACGACTGACCCGGTGAGCGCAGTTCCGACCAGTATGTCGTTCGATGAGCCGATGTAAGTCAGGCTGCACAAAAGCTGGTTGGTTGGGGCAGCCGCCACGGTGTAGGTGAGCGGCCCTGCGATTACGATGGTCTGACCGACGGCCATCCAGAGCGAGTTAACCACCTGAATGGAGTAGGTGTTGCCAATCCCGCCAACCCCGGGAGCGGCCACTCCAGCGCGGAGGGTGGTGTAGGAGTTCTGCCCAGCCGCCCCGGGCGAGCCAACCGGCGTCACGATTGCGCCGTTGGCAATCAGTGTCCCCGTGGCCGAATCCCCCAGCGCATTGAGCCACCGCAAGGTGAGTTGGGTGATGTTGGCGCTGTTGCCGACAACCATGAAGGTTCCTAAATTGGTTCCATCGGAAACCACGACGATTACTCCATTGGCGGCCCAGATGGAGCTTTGGACGCTGGCCACGACCGTATTGTTCGCGGCGGGTATGGTGATGCTGGCAGTGGTCAGGGTGAACGCACTCTGGCCGGGCGCTCCGGGGATGTTGACAGGAGGACAAGAGTTCATAATTAAAGGGTGATGTTGTAGTTGGTTGAAAGCATGTGCTCGGTGTTGGTGACGGACAACAGGGACGCGTTCGTGCTGATGATGAATCGGGCGATGTCACAATAAGACAGAAAAGAAGGCTCGATGCCAAGGCCGTTGAACCCCACATCAGTTCCGTTAGCACTGCTCCCGATGTCGGCTCCGTTCAATCTTATATTATTGGACGCTGAAAACCAGGAGACAGTTATCAGATTGAACCTGTTCGTCGGGAAAAGGGCGGTCGTGATATTGTAGTCGCCCGTCGCACCAGTAAAAAGGTTTGCGGGGTTGTGCTCCCCAAATAGACCTGGAGCACTAGTGGAGTTGGGGCTGTAATAAAATATCTGCCCCAATGACCAATCCCCTGACGCCACAGCCACCACCATATAAACAACCAGCGGGCAGGAGTGAACAAGGTTGGTATTGACTAAACTGTCCCCAGTGCCGCCGCTTAGTCCTCCCCCATAGGGGCTAGAAGCGTATCTCACAATAGAGTGCCCGTTGAGAATATTTGTCTCCAAGGCGGGTCGAACCGCTTGTGTGAAATTATATCCATTCCCGCTTTGGTCGTTCCATTGGCCTATCAAAGAGCCATTATTGGTGGCTGGAGTGATTCCTGAATCGGAGAAAACTCCTAAGTCGGCATTCAGGTCGAGAAGGTAGGGCGATGGATTGGTGACGACTGAGGCCGCGCCCCCCGACTGCTGGGCAAGAAACGCAATGTCGCCAAAAGTAAATGGCTGCCCAGAGCCAGGCGTAGCCGGGATAGCCAGAAAGCAAAACAGGACGAAGTGGAAAAGTCTGCTCATTGCTGCTGCGCGGTGCAGATGTTTGTCCACGACCCGGTCAGGCAATCCACACTGATGTAGGCCATCTTGCCTGGCAGAATGGATAAGCTGTTGGTGCTGATTGGGCCGTAAAATCTTGCCGCCGCCGTTATTGAAAAGTTGTTTGTGGCTGGCCCGGCGTTTGAAACTATAAGAGTTGACCAAGTGAAAGGCGATGGCGCAATGATGTTTGTCAAAGTTCCACTGCTGGAGATTTGGTTTATCCACCGGCCATTGTTCAGGGTCAATGTGCTGTCTGAGTACGTTGAGGTCGTAACCAGGTTTGTTCCACTAGGCCCGGCAGCTCCGGTCGCCCCAGTAGCCCCAGTAGCCCCGGCTGCCCCTGGCGACCCTGGCGCTCCGGGCGCTCCATTGGTGCCATTGATGCCGGGCAATCCGTTGGTTCCGGGCGGGCCTTGCGGCCCCGAAAACTGGTGGGTCTGCCAGAAGTTGTAAAGGTCTTGGAAGCTTACATAGGCCGCCCTTGCCGGGAGCAGCATGACCACAAACAGAACGATGAGGATGATTATTCTTTTCATTTCCAGGATTGGGATGATGGGTTCCAGACATAGCCCGCGCCAGCGCCGTTATCCTCGAATATCACCGCCCTCATTGAGGGGTAGGGAGGTACGATTCCCTGCGAGGCCGGGTCTCCCAGCGTGACATCGTAATACATGATGGGGTTCGCTGGCTGCGACTGCACCCCCGGCGGGCAGCATTCGTCGTAAAGCTGGCTCATGCGACAACGGTAGCCCAAACAATCAGGTTTTCAACTTAAATCAGATGTGGTAGGGTTGGGCTGTGGCAGGAAAAATACGATACGGTCTTCAGTTCAGCCAGGGCGCATCCGACGTGGACGTTGAAATCGAGATGATTAAGCGCGGCGGCCAGTGGACTGGAAAGCAGGGTCAGGCCATTGGCAACGGCATGTTCTGGCACTTCAAACAGCTTGAGACCCTGCTCTACGGCGAGGCCAAGATTTGGCACGAATGGAACGAGCTGCAACTGAAGGAGTACCTGACCCACCGCACCATCGGCATCCTTGGCCCATCCAGCAGCGGCAAGACTAACGGGGCCGCCACCGACGTTCTGGCTGACTGGTATTGCTTTCCGGCCTGCACCACCGTCCTGATTTGCTCCACCACGACCGAGCGACTTCAAGACCGCATCTTCGGGGAAATCAAGAAGTACCACCGGCTGGCAAAGAGCCGATGGCCAAACCTTCCGGGGCACCTAATCGAGGGCCGACTCCGCATTGTGAACGACTCCCGGATGGAGGTCACGGACGGACGCGACTTCCGAAACGGCATCATCGGCGTCCCCTTCAAACGCGGAGGAAACTTTCAAGGACTGGAGGACTTCATCGGCATCAAGAACAAGCGCATGAGGATGATTGCCGACGAGCTGCAAATGCTACCGGCATCGTTTATGATGGCCATTTCCAACCTCGACAAGAACCCGGATTTGAAGGTGGTGGGGCTGGGGAACCCCAAGGAGACCACGGACGCGCTGGGCTGCTTCTGTGAGCCTGCATTCAAGCTGGGTGGCTGGGATGGCGGCATTGACCAGATTCCCAAGACCAAGACGTGGGAGACCCGCAGGCCCGACGGCATCTGCATCCAGTTCGTCGGCACGGACTCCCCCAATCTGGACGGACATCTGGGCATCCCCCTCATCACCCAGGAGGCGATTGACCGGGACATCGCCCAATACGGCAGGGACTCGCTCCAGTTCACCATGATGAACATGGGCATGATGCCGCGCGGACAAGGGAGCCGACGGGTCATCACCCGCCAGCTCTGCCTCAAGAACCACGCGATGGACGAACCCAACTGGCTGAACTCCAACCAGACCAGCGCGGCCTTTCTGGATGCGGCCTATGGCGGAGTGGGCGGCGACCGCTGCATCTTTGGTGTGCTGAAGTTCGGGCAGGAGGCCGAGCCGATTGACCCCTCAGACCTGCTTTACAACATCGTCAACCAGAAGACCGCCAGCAACCGGCACCGCCAAATCGTGGCCCTGAACGAAATCACCCTCGTCCCCATCAACGTCCAGATTGACGTGGAAGTGACCGACCAGATTGTGAACTACGTCCAGTCCCAGTGCGTCACCCGGAACATCCCGCCCCAGAACTTCTTCTTCGACTCCGGCATGAGGACGGCGCTGGTCAGCAGCTTTGCCCGGCTCTGGTCTCCCCAGACCAACCCGATTGATTGCGGCGGCACACCCACCGACCGGCTGGTGTCAGCCCAGATTCAGATTCCGGCCAACAAGTATTACCGCAAGCTGATAACTGAGCTTTGGTTCCGGGTGCGGCTGGCCATTGAAGCCGGTCAGTTCAGGGGAATGAGGGACGCGGTGATGACCGAGGGCTGCGCGCGCGAATGGAAGATGGTCGGGAACAACCTGATTGAGGTTGAAACCAAGCAGGAGATGAAGCTGAAAATCGGGCGCTCTCCCGACATGTTTGACGCGCTGTGCATCGGGCTTGAGGGGGCCGCCCGGCTGGGGTTCGTCGTGGACAACGCCCTTTCCGCAAAGCACGTCGAGAAGGACAGTGCTTGGAAGAAAATCCTCAGGGAGAAGTCGGCGGTCGCGTGGAAGGAAGGCTGCCTCGAAGACTGAAGGGCCGGAGCGGGCAAAATCATAATCCCACCCCGGCCAGTTCCACTAACCCCAAAGTTACTTCACCAGCGCGTTCACAGCCAGCAACAGCACGGCCACCGCCAAAAGCGGCCAAGCCGGTTTCACCATCCCCGCAACCGCAAGGACTAAGGCCAGCACCGGAAGAATGATATGGATATTTTCGGTCATAATAATTGTGGCGCGTTACTTCGCGGCGGGAGGCGGCGTAAGGTCGGCTGCGACCTTTGTGGCGACCGTTCCGCCGAGGGCATTCAACTGGTCAATCTCCGGCTGGAGGTCGGCCCCGCCAGCGCTGGCCTGAATTGCGGCTATGATGGGAGCTAGGGCGGTTTCAACTGCGGTTTCAATGGCAGCGGGCAATGCTGCGATTACTGTGTCGAGGTCTGCTTTTGTAGCCATAAGTTTGCTCATTTCAATCAAGTCGTTTTTGGTTGCTGGAAGGCAGCGTGACCTGAACCACTGCCAGCCAGATGAAATTGACATATCAGACAAGAGCCAACATCGCAATGCCCTGCGGACTTGCGGGGTCAATGCCTGCGGCAATGAGCTGAAGCCTCATGCGGTCTTTTGCGGTCTGCGTTAGGGACGCGCTCAGGGCGGCCCATTCAGCCGAGGTGACAGAACCGTTGGTTTCCCACTTTGCGATTAGCGCCGTGATTAGTTGCACCGCCGACGGCCCGAAAGTCGTCAACAGGGCGATGATAAGTGATACTGGCATATTATTTCTTGGTTGTGGCTTCGATGTTTTGAATCAGGCTTCCGAGGGCGGTGGCCTCGACGATTAAACTTGATGGGGCAAGCGCATTCGTCCCGTACTCCGAGGCAGCCGCAGCCAGCCTGCCAGCGGCCTGAAGGTCATTAAATCCCTTGGCCACAATCGGGACTCCGTTCGTTGTAACAGTCCCCTTGATGACCAGTGTGAAGTAGTCGTCCACGGCAAGGGTGGCCGTTTGTTCCACCGAAAAGATGGTGTTGTAGGCCGTGCGCTGCGATGAGGATGAGCAGCCGACAATGGCGGTTGATGCACAGAAACCCACCAGCATGATGCAGGTGGCGATTGCGAATGATTTCAGGAGTGTTTTCATGGTTTGGGTATTGCTGCGGTCGGGGTTGGGGGGTTGGTTGCGGAGGGTGCCGCAAGCGGACTGGCACCCTTCTGGTTAATCTGGTCAACTGCGGCAGCCACATTGTTCACAATCGAGGCGTCTGCTGCAAACCAAGAGGTCATGGCTGTTCCCACCACCCCAAGAACAACGCCAGCCAATGTTATCCACCAAATGGCCAGAAGGATGGAGGCTGGAATTACGTTTGAGGCGGGCAGCAGTTGGGTGAGCTGGGCCAGTATTCCCGTGCCCGCCAGCGCCTTACCAACAGATGAGAGCAGGCCGCCGATGGTTGTTTTGGAATGAGTCATAGTTTTAAGTTAGCTCTGTTTTCAGGATAGTCAAATATCAGATGTGTTTTCGGAACGGTAGCTGGGCCAGCTTCAGCCTCTTGCGGCATTCTATTGAAACAAAGGCCGCCAACGCCCGCTCAAACTTGGGGTTGGAAAGATTCTTTTCTTCTTCTGTGGCCATCTCAAGCAGTCTTTTCCAATCAGCTTCGTCCAAGTTGTTAGCCTGGTCTTTCTCAATCAGCCTGTCCAGCTCTGGGGTGTGCGGGCTGTGCAGCATCGCCATTGCCTTCTTGCCGAACATCTCCATTTCTTGCGTCCAGAATTTTAGCGCCACCTCAAGGGCGGTCACCCGGTTTGATATTAGGAAAGCGACGGTCGTTCCGGCGGCAATGCAGGCACCCACAGCGCCGAAGATTAAAAGGAAAAGTCCTATTTCAAGTGTGCTCATTGCCATTCACCCCTTCACTTTGTTAATTGCCAGTCTGTTCGTACCCGCCTGAAAGAACACTACGGGCGTTGAGTATATCGGACAGGAAGGCGGCAGTAAGACCAGCTCCGCTGAAAATGGACTGCCAATACCCGTGGCGTTATACGTTGTCGTAGCGAGATAATAGGTGGTATTCTCGACCAAACCACTGACGACAAAGTGTCCATTTGTTCCAGTGTTCGTGCTATTGGTGTAAACCCCGGATACTCCACCCAAGTAAAAGCGGTAGCCATTGGGAGCGGTTTCCCAGACGACATCCACCGACCAGGACTGACATGGATAAATCACCCGGCGCGGATTCAGCGCATCAATCGTTGTACTGGCCACGGTAATCTCACCATTCCCAAACAACCACGGCGTCCAGTTTGGGGCAGCCAGATTGGTGCAATAACTCACCGCGAAGTTGGTACTCGGCGACGTGAACTCAATCCAGTCAGCCATCGCCGGGATAGCCAGTAGCAGGGCAAACAGGATGGAGAGGATGTGGCGCATTTTAATAAATCAAATCGCAGTTGGTTATGTACCCACTGCCTGCCGCAGTATTATCCACAAACTGAAAAACTTCTCCTGCGTTGACAGGCTGAAAGACTGGCATCATTGCAACAAACCCCGATGCTCCCTTAACCTGATAATTATTGGTTTTATTGTTTCCATCGCGTCCGCCCGAAACAGAAACGAAGTAGTAACCCCCTGTCCCCGGTGAAGACATTGTTGAAACATATCTACCAATAATAATTGCTCTCTGCGACAAACTATTCGAGTACATCACCCCATTGACAAGATTGTTTGTGAGGATTGACCAGCTTGCCTTCACTGGATAATTGGTTACAGACAGTGAGTAATTTGTTTGGCCATTCGCATTCACCGTCGGAGTGCTGCTCATGGTGGTATCAACTGTGACGCTCGATGATGGAACATTGGTCAGACCGGAGCCGTTGCCAACAAATGTTCCGACAAAGCCAACCGCATTTGTGCTGACCACCGTCCCACCAAATGTCCTGCCCCTGCTGGTATACCCATTGCGGTCATCGTCAACTGTTATCTGGCTGCTGTTGCCACCGGGGTAGAGAGTGGTGGTCGTCGGGTCAGACGGACTATAACTTATAGAATCATAAATCCTACCCCAATACGTTAAACCTACACCCGCGAATATTCTTGGGTTTTTGAAAGTCCAAAACTGATTCGTATTAAGCTCTACTCCAACAACGACGCTCTCAAATTGGTCGTCTATTGACATAAAGTTATTCGTAGCTATCGAGTTCACTGGTGGCACGAGCAGGTATGCAACAGTTGTAAGCCCGAAGTAGTTGTCCTCAATCTCCGCATGATTGTTTTGCGATGCCTCGAAAATCACAGCAGCACCAGAAGCGTACGGCGAATTGGTAGGCCATGAGTTTGTTCCGCTCATGTACTCGATGCCATTATCTTTGAACAACGGCCCATCGGCATACATATCAGCCCCACAAGCTAAATTGAGAAACCAGCACCTTTGAACCTGAGCCGGGCCATAGTTAAATCCCATCGTAATACCGATGGATTCGTTATCAGGAATCCCACCACTTGTTTCCCACAGCGGAACAAAGGCACCGTTAGTTAAAGCGGCCCATGGCTCAAACCAGCAATCGGTAACGAACAAACTTTGAGCGGGACTAAACGCAACGTATGTCTTGTGGTCATTGACCGTGGAAGTAATTGTTGCTCCTGATATTCCCCTGTTAATCGTTCCGGTGAAATAAATAATGGGTGAGTTCGTGGATTGATTTTGTATGATTGTGTTTTGAAAACCAGAACAGATAATTTGGTTGTTGCAGTTTATTGTGTCGGTGACGATATACGTTCCCTCTCCCAAATGCACGACATCATTCGGATGATCAAAAATGAATTCGTTAATCCCGGACGTGGTGGAGTTTGACCCTGTGTTATAGTTAATCGAATCCGGCCCATACTCTGCCCCGCCATTGAAGAAGATAGAGCCTCCGTTTGCAATCCCGACTGGCGAAATGACTCCCTGTCCATCCCATGCGCCAACTGGCAGTGATAATGTTCCGATAACAGTTTTGGGGAATGTGTTCGTGACCGAATTGGTTGAGATGTTCCATGCCAAAGTAAAACTACCAGAACCGCTGTTCACGTTCGTTAAAGTAATCAATGGAGTTGCAGTACCACCGTTCCCCCTCCCATGATGCGTAAATCCATTCGTTCCGCCAGCCAAAGGCGTCACATAAAACCACCAGCCACGCTGATTCGTTGGTAAAGGCGATGGAGAATAGCACGTCACGCCTCCAGACGCAGTTACCCAAGCACCAGTTTGCACTGTAAGCGCAAAATTCGTCGCCAACCAATTTGCATTCCAAGTCCACACCCCGGCATAATTTGTGGGAGTGTAAGTGCCAAAGACTGCGGTATTCGTCAAGCCATTGGTAACGCTGTAATAGTTAATCGGGTTGGCGTATTGTACCACGGAAGTATTCGTCGGATTGACGGCATTCGCCGTGGCTGCGGAGCCGACTGACAGGCTGGGCGCATTGGTATGGCTATTCGCAATCTGGTCTTGGACAAAGGTTGTGCTGTTGCTGCCAACAAAAGACTGAACGCGCGCATCCACCCCTGCCGTATTGGTCTGGTCATAGGCGTTGGGTACGAATCCAGCCTCCGCTGGCAGACAGGCCAGCAGCGCAAACAGGATGACGGTAATTAGGTTTTTCATATCAGTGCCATGCTCCATTGTAGTATTCCCACAGGGTTCCATCCGAGGTGTCAACAGCCAGCCCGGTTCCGGCTGACGGGGTAAATGTAGGCGCTCCACCGCCATAGTCGGCAAAGGTGGCACCTGAGCCAGTGCCGCCATTGGCAGCTATCTGGCTGGCCAAATAGATTAGGACGGCCAACTGGAAGCCGGGCGGGATGCACGAATTGATGCACACCGAATCGGCTATCAACACGGCAATCTGGTCTTGGGTAAGCATAAATTAAACAGCGTAGATGGTTGCGGTGACAAGTGCGCCGGGAGTCGAAGATGTTAAATAGAATCCCAAATCTCCACCTGCGCCGTTGTAGGTAAATTGAACACTGGACTGCGCTCCGGGTCGGCCAGATGCCGGACTGAAATAAGTCCCGTTGGAGGACATATCTGATGCTGAAAATTCAGTGTTGCCCCACTTCAATAGATAAGTGCCTCCGAATTGAATGATTGAGGCTGCGGGGTTATTCCCATCTCCACCTCGCATATAATACCGACCCGCCACATCATACACCGCCCCCGCAGGTATCAGGTTCGTGGTCGGCGTGGGCATCGGAACTGTGTCAATCCCGGCAAGCTTGGCGAACAGGCCAATCAGAACCGCCCACTTCAGGCCATCCGGGATGCACTTGTCAATGCAGACTGAATTGTCAATGAGGCTCTGGATGCCAGCCTTGTCGGTCGGCAGCCCGGCAATGGTGGCCAGTTGATAGATGAGGACGGACATCTTCATTCCGTCCGGGATGCAGCGATGGATGCAAAGCGAGTTGGCAATCAATGAATCGGTGTTGTTGGCGGGCATAAAATCAATCAGAAAGCATGGACGACATCTCGCTGGGAGGGGCGGCAGGCTCAGACTCATCGCCGCCTTCTGGTTCGGGCTTCTCGCCCTCGTCGTGGCCCACGCATCCCTTGACGGCGTAGTCCTGCTCATGGACGGCCACGACTTCGATGTCGCACTTGTCTCCGGGCCTCAACTCATGGCCGAACAGGGATTTGGGAAGCAGGCCGGTTTTGGCACCGGAATCATCCGGCTTGTCCGAATCGGTTTTCTCCGGGGCGTCTCCGCCGGGAGCGTCATTGTAATAGGAAGCGTCATTGGGCATTGGTTGCCTTTCGGTTCAGTCACTGTAATCCATGTTTTCATAATGGTCAAAGGGCGGCTGCCCTGGGGAAAACACTAAGCCAGGACAGCCGCATGACGCAACCACTATTATCGGTCGGGCGGATTCGTGCTGGTCTCGCCCGCAATCGGCTGGGCGGTATCAACAGGCTCCGTGTTGCCGGTCGCAATCGGGACGCTGACGCCCTGGATTGTGCCCGTGGTCTGCGGGATGGCTATGGGGCCAGTGTTGGCTGGCCAGCCAGTCGGCAGCGGACATATCGGCAAGGACGAGTTGTACGATTGCACGGGGTATCCGGGGTCGGGGTTGCACGGGCTGACCTGCGGGATGCAGAACTGCTCGCGTTTGTGGAAGATGGCTTCCGCAAACTCGGTGTGCAACGGACGGACGTAATACCGGAAGTCGGCAATGAACTGCCCCTTGTTCCGGCGCTTGTTGGTGATGGCCACACCATTGGCGTCTGCGCCGAGGTTGTCCATCACGAACTGCCACTTGCCGCCAAAGTCGCGGTGGCCGAATGGCATTTCAGCGTTGAGCGGGCGCGCGTCAGGCACCAGCAGCTCCATCGCTTTCTTGTGCCAGATGTAGCTGATGCTGTACTGGGCGTTGTCGAAGTCGGGATTCTCGTCCGACCCCAGGCCCGCAGAGCCGCCTGCGCCAGTGGTGATGCCGTTCCTGAAGGGCAGCACAATCTGGTAGCGGTAGCGGTTGCCGTTGCTGGAGTGGGCAGTGGCGCCAAGGTCGCCGACGAAGTTGAAACGGAGGCCCATTTCATCCACGCGCACCATGTAGTTGCCAATCTGTCCGCTGAAACCGTAGCGCCAATACTCATTGGCCGCGCCCCATTCGGTGAACCGCCAGTTGCCGTTCACGCTGGGAGTCCCGCCAACACCGACCGAGCCGCCGAGCTTGTCGAGCGACCAGCAGGTGTCCATGTCCGTCACCAGCTCGATGAACGGAGCGGTCTCCTTGAAGGGGTTCTTGCCGCCATAGCCGCGCCGCATCAGGGGGCTGAAGCGGTTTTGCAGCATCTGCGGCACCAGCAGGTACAGGTTGGCCGGGCTGACCGAGCAATCAAAATAGATTTCCTCGTCAGAAAGGAGTCCACCCAGCGTCCACTGATAGGTGAAGGCGGACATTGACTGGTTGGCGGCCCATTTCTGCTTGGCCCACAACAGCGCGCGCTTGCGGAGAAACACGCTCGAAATGGACGTGGTCGCCGGACGCAGGATTTCATTGATGATTTGCTGGACGTGCTGCTCCGCATGAGTGATGTGCATGTCCTGGTCGTAGCACAACAGCGGCGTCTGCCATTCCTGGCCTTCCAGGAAGTAAGTCAGACGGTCAGCGCCCCAGCCGATTTGATGTTCGGGCGGGTCGCATGGATTGCCCTGACAGCCGGGGCCATTGGCAACCACCTTGCGCCACGCCTTCGTGACGTTCGGATACACGTTGCGGAATCGGTCTTGAGTGATTTCAACCGGCGTACCCATCGGGGTAGTGCCAGTTGATACGTTGAGGAGCCAGCCGTCAGTAGGCCTTATATCCTCCATAATCAATTCGTCAAACTTCGGCGTCTGGTCCACGAGGAACTGCGGAAAATCGCAAGCTTGGATTATCGAACCTGCACATGCCATATCATTAGTCTTTCTCTAAAAAAAGTTAGCGTTCAAAACTGGGCGCGTCCGCACACACGGACACGTCATTTACTGAAGGTGTAATTGAAGCCCGACAACTTCGGCGCACCAAGGCCGTTTCAAGTCGGGGGCATTTTCGGCTGTCTAAACCGCCGGTTCTACGTCCCGGAAAGTGAAGCCACGGAAACGCGGTTGCGATTACGAAGCTGGATATGAATAACCCACGCCATGAAAGCTGTCAAATAATTTTCTGTTGCGACTGCTTTTTCGAGGTGCATCCTTCGGTATGTTCTTCCTGTGAAGATTTCATGGACGCCTGGAATCCTAATCCTAAATCGTATCTGCTTCCAGTTAAGGCCTGGCCTTTCTTCCATTATTTTATGAACCAATTCGTGATGCTCTCGGCACAGCGTCACAAGGTCTTGAATCTTTGTGTCGAACCAGTTCTTCGGATACCTTATGTGATGTGCGTCGTTAGATAAATCCCTTACCTTGCATATCCTGCATTTAGTACCATCCCTAGCGAGGCAGTCCAGTCGGAGCTGTTGCCACCTGTCCGACTTCAAAAACCCAAACCGATAGGCATGTTTTGCTTCAATTCCCATGCCTCAAAGGTAGCAGGTATCGCCACTAATTCAACCAACTAAAAGCCCCGCCAGATTTCTCCAGCGGGGCGTGAACACATGAACGAAGATTGTTCAGATTTCGAGCAGCTTCATGGCTTCTTGAATGCGCGCATTAGCGGCGATGATTCCACTGTTGCCCTCCTCCAAGATTCGCATAAACGTCTTTCCTTTTGGGTGTTCGGGACAGGGGCATGGATTTCCCTCAACCGACTTGTTGGATGATTCGCAGCTCACTTTATACAGCCTGTCTTCGAGCTTGGTAATGGAGCCGTGCAGTGTGTTGATAAGTTTTTCCTGAGCCTCCAGAAGCTCTGGGATTCTTGCCTTTTTGGATTCACAGGCAGCGCCGGTGTCGTTGGGGTAAGTTTCTCTCATTGGTGTTTTCCTTTATTTGTTTGCTGTTATCACTGCCACAATATCCTGCCGGTTCAGCAGCCAGCAGATTTTCCCTTCATGGGTAACGTGGGTATTGAACTGGCGTTCGACCATGACGTGGTCGCCGGGTTTGACATCGTCATTGCCATCACCGACGGCCAGCACGACGCCAGTATTCGGCTCGGACTTATGGGCATCCGGCACGATGATTTTCTGGCCTTGGAGCAGTCCCGGCTGGTCAATCCAGACCAGGACGCGCTTGTTGACGGGTCTCATTTCGCCCTCTTTCTCAGGTCTTCAAGGACGCCTGCCATGCCCTTGGTTCCGGGAGGCGATGCCGGGGCTGCGCTACCACCATCAGCGGGCGGCTCGGCTCCGTTGAATTCGGCCAGTTGTTTCTTCAACTCGGCGATTTCAGAAGCCTTCGTTTCGTTCATATAGACCAGCCTGCCGAATGCGGCGCAGCGGTTGCGGACGGCGGCATGGCGCTGGACGATGGCGGTGCGCTGTTCGGGGGTAAGCCCCTTGGACAGCGGGTTCTCGGAGAACGCGCGGTCGGCCAGCTCAAATCCCTTGGCCAGCCTTTGGTTGCCCTGTTCATCGCCCTCAACCGGCTTGAAGTAGGTGCCGTACTTGGGGTGGGAGGCGGCGTCCTCGTTGGCCTTTGACCATTGTTCCCGGATGGTGCCGGTCATTTCGCCGACTTCCTTCTTGCGGGCCTCGGCGGTTTCCTTCTCCCGCGCCTCGCCGTTGGTTCGGGCCTCCTCCAGCGCAGCGGATTGCTCGTCGAACAGCTTGCGAATCTCCTTGCGATGGGCCATCACGTCATCAGCGAACTCGCCAAACTTCTCCACGGCCTCCTTGCGGGCCATTGGCAGGGGCAGGTTGACCAAGTCCAGAATGTCCTTGGGTTCAACCGGGCGGGTGTTCCCATCGCCAGCCTCGATGGTCAGCTCCTTGAGTTCGCCCATTGCGCGCTTCCATGCGTCGTCGTAGGGCTTCTGGTATTTATTCTTGAACTCGTCGCTCTTGGAGTAGTTGACGTATCGGATTTCCTCCTCCAGTTCCTTGAGGCGGGCCTCGCGCTGGGTGAGGGTTTCCTGCTGCTCCTTCCACTTGGATTCGGGGATGGCCCGCTTCTCGACTTCAGCAATCTTGCCCTCGTATTCCTTGACCTTGGCCTTGTACTCGTCCACCAGCTTCCAGGGATTGACCTTCTTCTTGTCGGCTGGCTTGGTGCCCTCGGCGGGAGCGGCTGGCTCGTCGCCTTCTGCCGGGACTTCCGGCTCATCGCCCTCAACGGGAGCGGTGGCTGCGGCAGTAGTCGGTTCGGGGGCGGCGGTGCCAGGTTCGGGCTTGGCCTTGCCCCGCAGGTTTTCCAGCATCTTCTCCCGCGCGGAGCCTTTCTTGGGAGGCGTTATAGGCGTAGTTGGGGCCGGTATTGCCGAGACGTTAATCTCCCGGCGCTGCGGCTGTGCCGGACTGGACACGGCGGCGGGAGTGGCTGCTGCTGGAACTGCTGCGGCGGCGGGTGCTGCGCTGGATGGTTCGTCGGCCATAATCAGACTTTCTCGTAGGTTGATTCAAAGATGTCTGGTTTGCAGGGATAGAATTCCCTGCAAACCCCCTTGATTATCCAGTCGTTCATACGGGCCGTAAGCCCTCCCTCAAGTGTTTTAATCCAGAGCGTGTCTCCAGTTAGAGACTCAAGGCTTTCGCCCGCAAAAGCAGACACTTCCTGAATGTTTCCCGTCCATTGAACGGCCTCGATGACTACTGGTTTCTTTCGGTATTGAGCCATAATCAGTCAAGGTTGTCGGCGTTTTTGGTGGCTGTCCGGGGAGTTGGAACTTCAGACAGGTTCATCAGCACGGTGATGAAGTCCTGCATCCCCTGAATGCGCTGGAAGTTCATCGCGCTGGCGGCCATGAAGTTTGGATGAGTCAGGTCAGTGGGGGCGATTCCATGCAGCGACCTGACGTAGTGCTGGGCGGCGAAGTCAATGGCCCTCTGGAATTCAGGGCTGTCAGTCATCTTGCGATGGGCTGATACCCATGTTCCCATTTCGAGGAACCTCTGCTTTGGAGTGGGGTTGATGGGCCGTGGTGATACGAGTGGTGTTTTGGTTTCCATAATCAATAGAACTTGTGCTTCTTTTGTTTTCCGGTTTGAAGTTTTGAAATGCGTTTCATCTGCGGCTTGAGCATCCTGCTCATCAGCCGGTTCAGCGTGTTGGGCGTTTTGGGAACGGATGCCGCCACCGCCGCAGGAATCACGGCTGGCTTGCGCTCGACCGGCTTCTGGTACACCGGCAATGTTGGGACGGCTTCGCTCATGTCAGGACTCCGATTTTCCAAGGTCAGGTTCCTCGATGACCAGCTTGAGCCACACTTTGCCGGTGCGGGGGTCATAGTTTGACTCATGGCTGGCCACCCGTTGTCCCGGCTCAAGGTTGTACCCCTCCACGAAATACCGAATGACCTCCTCGATGGTGTGCTCCTGATGCTGGATTTTCATGGCTGTTTCCTTTTCTTCCGGCGCTTGCGACCCTTGCGGACGGCGTTGTCATATTTCGGCGTCTGGTCAACCTTGGCCTGTGGGTAGCCACAGCTTCCAATCGTTCCGTTGTAGGCGCAGGTTGTCATGCTGGCGAGACAATAAGGCCGCCATTGGCCGTTTGTCAAGGAATAACTGGTTACTCTTTGGAAACCACCGTCTCAGGGCCGGGAATCTTGCCTTCTGTGAAGCTCATGCCCAATTCCTCAGCCGTCTGGATTTCCTTGAGCAGGTCGGCGATGGATGAGAACTGGACGTTGCAGCCGTCGGGCATGGCGTCCTTGTTCTCGCGCAGGTGCTCGATGGCTTCTTCCATCGTGTCGCCCACGCCCACGACCCAGCCGATTTCCTCAACGCCGGTCTGGTCAGGGGGAACACATATCTTGCCGTCCACCTTGCAAGAGAAGGCTATCTTAACCCATTGGTCGAGTTCGTCCTGGATTTCAAACACGCCCCACTCGTCCCGGTCAACCTTGAAGATGGCCTGCGCTCCGAACTTGAAGGACTGTTCCGGCTCAATCACCTCGCCATTGGCACCTTTCCAGATGACCTCTCCGAGGTTTCCAATCATCTCGCACATGCACTGGCTGGGCGGGCTGGGGAAGCGGCAGGTCGGGTCAATGAAATAGGTCTCGCCGTCCTTGGTAATGCGGCCCTCAGTGGAGAACGCGCCGCGATAGCCGTACTTCTTCAGGATGGGGCCGAACTCCTCGTTGATGACGCGGATTTCCTCAGGGCAATCGGCCAGCTTCTGGAACGCGCCGATGTAGGCGGAGTCCTTGCACTCCATCCCGTGGATGATGGTTTCGGGCCACTGGCCGTCAATGCACCACGAATCAATCCCGTCCTCGATTTCCGTGTCAATCGGCTCGAACACGAAGAAGTTCATGTATTCCCGGAGCGGCCCCAGCGTGACGGCCCATTTGTCCAGCACGGATTCGTCGGCGGCCATGCTTCGGAAATGAGTGGTCTCAAAATCGCCCCGATAGGTGGAGACCTTGATGTACTGGTCTTCCTTGTCCTTCAGGAACAGCTTCAGACTGGTGATGCCCATTACCTTCTTGAACTTAGGAACAGGCAGGTTGGTGGTGCCGAGGACTTCCAGAAACTTCCCGCGCCGAGCCTCCAGCTCATCCCCCCGGCGGCAGCCCCAGACGGCCTTGCCCTGCTTCACCAGCTCCTCTTGCAGGTCGGAATAGCCGATGTCGGGGAACACGAACAGGTCGCATTCGGCCTTCACCTCCTCGATGGATTCGCAGGCGATGATGTCGGGGTAGCCGTCACCAATGACTGAGTCCTTGAGTCTTGGAAATGCGGATTCCCACGGAGTCCAATACCAGACGGTGTCAAATTCCCTTGCCAGTCTGCGGGCAATATGAGGGAAAATTCCCGTGTCCACGCACAGCGCTTTGACATCCTTGGCGTCCTTCATAGGCTGTTGATTTCAGTCTCATACACCGACCACTTCACGCCCATGAACGCGGCCACGATTCTCTCCACTCCGGTTGCAAGACAATGCTGGACATGGTAGGGGGCGTCAGGCTCGTCGCCCGGCTCGCGGGTATCAAGGGTCAGTGATTTTTCGCGCTGCTTCTCGAAGGCGATGTCGAAGGCGTCCACAGACTCCTGTGTCACCCCGGCTACCTTGCACAGTAGCACTTCTACCAGTTCATGGACGGCCACCAGCATCTCATAGCGCCAGTCGGACATCTTGCTGACCAGAATTTCCAGCGAGCCGTCGGGAAGGAAGACCCAGTCGCCGACGGTTTCGTAGCGTTGCATCTTGTGCGGAATGACCTTGATGCTTACGTTCATTCACCCTCTCCCTCACTCATTGATTTCAGGTTGGTTCTCCCGGCCTCATGCAGCGCCTCGACGTTCTTGCGGTGCTGCTCGGCGTCGAAATCGCGCTGCTTGCGCTGTTCCTCCATCTCGAAGGCCACCTGCCGCTGGGCGGTCTTCTGCGTGTGGCTGTCCTGAGAAATCTTCGCCTTGGACTGGGCGGTGATGACCTGCGCCTGCATCTTGGCCTTGGTCTGCGGGTCAACTCCGTCGCCCTGCGATTGCTGCTGCTTCTTCATCTGCTCTTGCAAGCGCTGGATGAACGCCTTGACCAGGTTCATCAGCTTGGCGAGCTGCTTCTCGGCCTGTGCCACGAACTGTTTCTCATCCTTGTCCTGAGCCAGCACCTTCAGATGCTGCTCGATGCACTGGGCCACCATCTGGAAGCCCTTGATTTTGTCGGGCGGGGCCATGCCGCCGGACTGCTCGGTCTGCTGGATGATTTGGCCCAGCTCGGTCAGCAGCACCATGATGAACTCCTTGTGGTTCTGGCCGGTCTTGACGGCGACGGGGAAGCCCATCATCAGCGTGCCCATACTCAACTGGGCGTCGTGGACGGTGTCTGAAATCTTGAGCGGCTGCTCCGGCACCAGGCGCAGAGCGCGGGCCGGGTCGTCGGTGATGGCCAGCGTAACGTCCCGCAGAATATCCCGCTGAGGCTCCGGGTCGTACAGGTTTCGCATCTGCATCAACTGTTCGGAGATGGCCATTTCCAGGGTCTTGTTACCGGCCCCCATGATGCGGGTCGGCTCGATGTCCCAGCATTCCGCATTGAGCACGGATTCGGGAACCCCCTGACGCAGCACGGCGGCGCGGAAGGAAAGCACGTCCCTGTCCTGGGATTTCTTGTTGCAGAACCGGCGGAAGATTTCCCGGTATTCCGGCTCCTGATAATGGTACGCCTGGCCCAGCGCGGCGGACACCAGCGCGGTGGACTGGTTCATCTCGGCCATGACCTGGAACTTGGTCTTGCGGTCGCCGGGCTGGTTCTGGCCCTGCTGGGCCGTCCAGGAGCTTGAGTTCTTGTCTATGATGCGCTGGTTCTCCACCATGCCCAGCTCGATGAGATTGGCATTGACCTGCCAGCGCTCGTCGGGCTTCACGAAATGGATGGTCTCGTCTATGAACCCCTGGTTGACCATGTCCAGCTTGAGCGCCCGCTCCACGTCGTCCATTGACTTGACCCGGTAATAGTTCATCAGCGCCTCGAACACGGCGGCGTTGAAGCGGCAGCGCATCCGGTTCTGGAGATGGCATACGGCATAGAGCAGGAAGCCCAGCGACCGGACGCTGTGATAGCGGAAGGGGGCCACGCTTGACAGGTCGGCAAACTGGAAGGAGACGAGTTCTGAAAGCTGGTCGGCATACTTGCGGTTGCCGGAGTTGAACAAGAACTGGTTGCGGTCAACACCCTCCTTGTCGTTCCGCTCCATCCTGGTGCTCTCGCCTCGCCCGGTGCCGGACTGGGGGGCCGACCACGAATCCAGTATGATGCGCCGGTTCCAGCCCTCATGCTTGTCATCGTCGTTCCAGAAATAGAAATCGAAGCAGTCAATCGTCGGCACCTGGTCGGAGGCGTAGAACACGCCATCGCCCTTGGTGCGCTCGACGGTCTTCTCCGGCGACCAGACTTCGGGCCAGTTGGTTCCCATCAGGGCAATCGTTTCCCGGTCAACCCACTCGACGCACTGGTCAACCAGCGCAAGATTCCACCCAGCCTTCTTCGCCACGTCCCGGTTGCGGGTCAGCTTGATGAGTTCGGGAACGGTGTAGGAGCGGTAGATGTAGAAGAAGGGGAGGTTCTCCATCGTCAGGAGCGTGTTGGCGGGGATGCCAACGTCCTCGACCCCGACGGCGTTGGGCAGCCAGCAGTCCTTGTTGCGCCACGCGGCAGGCCCGATTCCGTGCAGCACGTCCATCGCAAACTTGCTGCGGAAGGTCTCGTAATAAACCATCGAGCGGCCCATGATTCGGTTCATCTCCTTGGTCACGACGGCAGACCAGATGGAGCGCTTGTGCGTCGGGCCGCTGTCCACGCTGGCGCTGAAATACTTTCCGGGCTTCAGGAAGGCCGAGTTGAACTGGGCGCGGGCGTCATGGGCGATGACTGTGCCTCCCAGGAAATTCACGTTGATGGGGTTCTCCTCGTCATTCTCGAAGGGCTTGACCCCGTTGAACAGGTTGTTGATTCTCGCCCGGTTCTTGCCGCGCGTGTAGTCGGCAAGTTTCATGTCATAGCAGACCGATTCGACCTGTTCCGCAGTTTTGAAATTCATGGTATCACTCGTTCCAATCTTGAAAGTATCATGTTGCGTTTGTCGAGGGCGTGCTTGATGCCCGGCTCGAAGTTGCCCCAGCCGTGCTGGACATTGGCTTCACACATTCTGGAGCGGGTTCGGTCATACTTTTTGGCAATCCTTTCAATAGGCCCGATTTGATGATAATGCAATAGGTAAAACGGAGGCTCGGTCGGAATTCCCGGACTGCCGAATGTGCTTCCGTCCTTCAGTGTGGCAATCGAGGTGTGCGCTCCGGGGGCGAATTCCATCGCCGCCACCAGCAGGGGCGAGAACACACAGGGCTTGCCGTACCAGTGGTCGTCGCGCGCGCCGTCCTTGATTTCATCGTATATCTGGCCCTCGCCGGAAGGCTCAACGGACGAGAACATTTCGTAGCCTTGGGGACGAACCAGTGGAAGCCCGGCCATGACGTACCAGGAGAGGGTGGAAACGGCACCTTCCGGGAAATAAATGAACTCGTCGGCGTCCACCACCATGACCCAGTCGGCCTTGGTTCCCAGCCAGCATTCGTTCTTGATTCGCATGTTGACCCGGTCATCCACCTTGTCCTTGGTGTCCCAGTGCCGGACTTTGACGCCGTGGTGAAAGGCGATTTCCAAGCTGTTGTCGGTGCTGCCCATGTCGTGCAGCGTGATTTCGGATGCGAACGTGAGGTAATGGCGGAAGGCGTAGGGCAGGATTTCCGCCTCGTCGCGTCCCAGGATGTGAACGTCAATGTTCATGCGGCGGGCTTTTTAAGCACGACCTTGTTGATGACGATTCGCTTCGTCAGGCCCTTCGCCAAACAGAACTTGTCCACGTCCCGAATCAGTCCGACGAACATCTTTTCGTGGGGGTCGTAATCATCCACCAGCATGGTTCCGCCCGGCTCCAGAAATTCCCAGTACATCTCAAGGTCGCGCAGGCAGTCGCCCTCCTCATGGCAGCCGTCAATGTAGATGAGCTGGGCCTTTTGAATGCCAAGTTCCCGGATGTACCTTCCCGCCGAAATGCTGGGCATGGGCAGCGGGACAATGACATCCTCCAGCTTCCTGCCCAGGACGTTGGAGAGGAACGTGTAGTAGAAGCAGGGGCGGCCAAACTGGATTTTCAGCTTCACCCGATGCTCCGGCATTGACCACAGAATCTGCTCGGCCAGCCAGGTGTCCACGCAGAGAATGGCCGAGCCGGTCAGCCCCAGACGCTTTATGGCCCCACCCATGGTGATGGCTGAGCCGCCCAGAAAAGAGCCGACCTCGATGATGAGCCTGGGTTTTATCTCCGCCACCAGCTCGTCGAAGATGGGCTGGCCGGGGCCGAAGGCGAAATAGTCCGGCGGCCAGTACGCGCTGGGATAGTCGGCGTAGGGGTTGATGCCCAGGTGGATTTTTTGGATGAGTTCTTCGTAGGCGGTCATAAATGGTAAAAGGGGGCGTATAGCTCCGCATCACCGTGGATGAGGGAGCGCAGTTTGTCCAGCGAATGGTCGGCGTGGGCGTTGGGTTCGTCGGGGCCGTGGCCGTTGCCATAGCCCTGTCTTCCGGGCATTCCCTTGATGCCGACCACCAGCTTGTCAGTTCCCTGGTCATAGACCTTGCGGGGCCGCTCATGCAGCCAGATTCGGGCGTCAATGAAAGGGCCGGGGTCTTTGGCCTCCCATTCCAGGGCGCACAGGGCCGTTTGCCGGATGGCGGTGGAGCAGAGGGAGGCGTGGGCCATGTTGTAGTGGGCATACCACTGACGCCATCCGACGTTGTAATAGATTGCGTTTCCCTCGCCGATTATCTCATGCGACTCCAGGGCGCGCGCACAGAACTCCAGCCAGCGCGGAGAGTACCAGTCATCATCTTCCCAGAAGACAATGCCGCCGTCCTTGACCAGCCCAGAAGATGCCAGATGAGTCAGTTTTTTGGTAAGGCTGCCATCGGAAGCGTATGGCAGTATCAGGTGGGTCTGACCCATCAGGCATCGCACCGGGGTGTGGCCGTCGTCCAGCACAATCCATTGCGAGGGTTGCACGGTCTGTCTCGACATCCACAACTGGCAGAGCAGAAAAGCTTCGGGCCGGTCTCCGGTGCAGGTGACGGCGGTGAGGTTCATTGGAAGAACTCCTCCGGGATGGACAGTTCCGGGTCAACGGTTCCCAATCCCCAGTAAATCACGTTCTTGCGCGGCAGGAAACAGTTGGGGTTCCCCTGCCAGCATTCCTGGATGATGTTCTTGCCCAGGCCCAGGGCAATGGCCATCGGGCAGGACTGGTTCCCGATGAACACCCTGGCCCCGGCAATGATTCGGGCGGCCACCAGCAGGTTGGAAGTCTTGAGCCAGGGCACCTTTTTGCCCACGCCATAGGCGAGCTGGTCGAACAGGCCGTACTCTTTGTCCGAGCCGATGAAGGCCATCTGGTCGCCGTACTTTTTGATGAGATGCAGCCAGGGGAAGTGGTAGTTGCGATACCGGGAGGTCAGATTGACGACGATGGGGCGGTCAACCACGGGACTGGCCACCGTCAGCCAGGGCCTGTCCGTGGGCCACTGAACACCAAAGGCATCCAGGTGCTGCTGGAAGATGGACTTGACCGGAGTCTGGAGCGGCTGGCTCCACTCAATGCGGAACCGATTCAGGTCGTAGTCAGTGGAGAAGGGGGTTGAATGGGTGAAGGACGCCCGCCAGATGCAATCCTGGGATTCCAGCAGCGGGGCCAGATTGTTGACCCAGTCCGGGTTGACGGTGGAGCGCGAGCGCCGGGGGAACGGGAACTTGTTGTCGTCGGACAGGAACAGGACGCCTCCGCCCAGCGCCCGAATCACCGGGATGGAATAGATGACATCGCCTGAATCACCGGTGTGATGGAAGATTCTTGGACGGTCAATTCTGAACCCAGTTTGGGACATTTCCGGGAGCGGCGTCAGCCACGAATGGAACCCGAATGAGCCGTTCCAGCGCAGCGGAACACTGGCCCATTCACCGCTGCCGTTCCAGGAGCGGCCCTCGAAGGCGAACTTCAGGGCGGTGGCCAGTTCAGGGAACTTGAATCCGGCGTCCTCAAGGGACTTTCGATGGCGCAGGCAGATGTAATTGTCCTCCGGGTGGGGGTTGTCACCAAAGGGATTGGCGGCCAGATATTTCAGGAGCTTGCGGCTGCGGAGGCTGAATCCCCCGTTGCCAACCAGCCCGGACGGGAGCCACGGAGCGCCGATGTAATCGTACTGGAGGAACCCGTCGCACCAGGCGTCCCCGTTCAGGACGTAGCCGTCGGACTGAATCAGCAGACAGTGGGTGGTTTGGACGTGCTGGTGAAGCTCCAGGATGCAGAAATTGCTGTACTCCTCAAGGCCGGACAGGGGCGGCGACAGGAACTTGACCGAGCCAAAATCGCACTGTTCCATTGACTTCTCCAACGCCCGGTAAGCCAGATGTTTTTTGGGTGTGGAGTCAATGATGACAAGGGTTACGTCCCTGAGGTTGGGCTTCACTTGTCGAGTATCCAGCAATGGGCTGGCAGGTCGTTTTTAACCTCCTGGGATAGGTGCTTTTTGATGAGCGGCAGCGGTGCCCACACCTTGAGCTTGAGCGGGCACATGCACGCCATGCAGACGCCCAGCTTTTCATCGCTGGGAGTGGTGAGTTTGAGGGAGTGCAGGCGACCGATGCGGCCACGGATGAGTTCGGCGGCGGGGACGGTGAACCAAGAGGTCAGGTCGCCCTTGCCGTTTTGGGGACAGGTCTCGCAGATGACGGAGCGGCGGACGGCCTCGGCGGATTCGACGGGCGGCTCACCGGTTTTTTCCCATTCCAGCAGCAGGGCGGCACCGGCGTTAACCCTTTTTACGGCCCCCGCAACAGACGCCATCCTTGTCTGGGACGCGGGGGCCATCGGTTTTGGGGGCGGCGGGGAGGGGTCGCCGGTGATGTAGGCCGTCCATCCGTTCTGCTGGCATATCATCGTGTTGAACTGGTCAACGAGGGCCGCCACAGATTCCCGGTCGGTCGGGTAGGTTTGCTGAAGCGCGGGGTTGGAATTGATGATGGCCGTCGCCTGGTTGACGATGGTGTCGAAGGAGGCGAAGGGAGCCGACCTCCACTTGACCTCCGGGATTTGGAATTTCATGCCGTGAGGCACCTGCATCTGCCGGTTCTTTAGTGCTGCCATGAAGGACTGTTACCACGGGACGAATGAGCCGTCAACAGTTTTCGTTTGCAGAATTGCAACCAGTGTGGGAAGATGGGCCTGTGAAGTTCTACAAACTGCTGCCCGACCGGAACCCATTGCGGGTTGAATTCCGCAAGACAAAAACGTCCCCAATTGGGGACAAATGCAAGCGCTGCCGGGGCACCGGAATCGAGCCAAATCAGGCCGCCATTGGCGCGGAACTGAAGAAGCTGCGGCTGGCCGCCCACATCAGCCTTCGCCGGATGGCCCAGCGCCTGCACATCAGCCACGGGTTCCTGCATCAGCTTGAAGCCGGTCGCCGACGCTGGAATCCCGTGCTGGAGGAATGGTTCATCAGGGAGACAGAGAAGCGTACCCCCAAAGGCCATCCCGTTTAATCAGTTTTATGGCCTTTTTACGGGGGCGGACGTCAATCCCCCACTTCTCCATCATTGTCTGCTGGTCTTTGATGGTCTGAGGGTCGTTCTCGACCTGCCACCTGATTATTTCCCGAATCGTCGGCCTGCGGCTTATTTTCACGACGCGTCCTTTTCCCTGAGTTCTTCCAGTTCATCGTCGGGGCCGGCGGGAAGACCATCCTTGTCAGTATAGCCGTTTTCAAACATCTTCACTGCCGCCGATTCGCCGGGCAATGGCCCGCTGCCAGCCGGCTTCCTGATTTTGAGCTTCTTCTTCAGCGCCCGGTACTCCGCCTGCTTCACCCGGTTGTACTCCCGTTTGTCCTCCGCCGTCTTGATTCGCTGGTAATACTCCCAGTTCACCAGCCGGTACTGGAACTCTCCCTCCCGCACTATCCTGCGGCCCTCCTCCAGCTTCGACCGGCTCTCCGGGTCGGGTGACGACAAGAACTCCAAAGCGTCCCTTACCTGCTGCTCTGTCCCTCCCAACGTAAACGCCAATAGCTTTGGATTGATTTCAACCGCGCCCCCGCGCGCCTTTGTGATGATGTAGTTCCAGACTGCGAAAACGTGCATTCCAGCACCAATCATTGAACCTTCGTACATTGCCTCATAGCATTTTCCGTACATGGGTTTGACATTATCACACTATGTTTCGATGTCAACAACATTCTTACACATTTATACATTTGTCACAAAACGTGTACAACTCAGAAGCAGAAGCAGACAAATACACCAACCCCACCTCCAGCCCATCCGTCGCAAAAACGGGGAGAGCGCAAAGAAGCACAGGAGTCCAGAACCCACCACCCACTCCAACCCACACCCTCCGCTCGCAAAGCCTCGCTGGGCTTGCCCTACCCACCCCCACAGCTACATTGCGGCCCCAACATCATAAGACGCCTGTAATCGAATCGTGGAGCGAATGTGGGCCAGTCATGGCCTCAATTCTTCAGAGATGTTTCCGGAAGCGTCAATCACCCTCACCACCCTCGGTCTCCTGGGCTTTGGGTCGGGCGGATACCCGAACCCGCCACGATACTTCGCCCTCTGCCACATGCAGACAACGTGAGCCTCATGGTCGTGACGAGAATGAGCCTCCACCAACACGTCATGCTCAACTCCTGGGTCGGTGTACATAAATCAGGTGTGTTCAGTGAGGTGGGTTTGTATCAAGGTCGCCGCCGCCTGCTAGGGGCTTGGGGGTGGGTGGTGTGGGGACCAGGTCGGGTGAAAGAGATTCCTTTGAGTCTTCGATGAGTTCTATCGGTGCCTGGATGATGGCTTGCGTGCGTGGTGCGCGGTTGCTGTGATAGTACAGCCTAAGCTCTTTCTTACAATCAATCACCTTGCACAGCGACGCTGCTGCTGCCGCTGCTTCACGCGCAAGCGACGTGGCTGCAATGACTTCAATCAGCTTTCGTTCTGCTACAAGCAAGTTGCGGTACTCAGGGGTGATAGTCATTGCTGTCACAATTTGGCGCATATGCTGGGCTGTGTCAACCAGGCGTCTCGATAATTCCCCGGTATCACGCTATTTATAT